GACAAGTACCCTTTAGTTATCAAAGGTCTGCCTTACATGGTGGATAAGAAAGGTGTAGGTCACAATGTTGAGGTTGATGTGTTCAAGGTAAGTAATGCTTCATTCAAGTCCATTGACCGACTTGAAGGTCATCCAAAATGGTATAGAAGAAAAGAAATACCTATAAAACTAAAGAGTGGTAAAGAACTTACTTGTTGGTTGTATTTCAATCCTCAAGAAGTTACGGAGCATACTGAGATGCACGAGAGTTATAGACAAGACTATCGTCTTAAGTATGGCTTACCATCATCGAATACTTACACGAAGATAGAGCCAACGTGTACTCAGTATAATATGTGGGACGTGCCTTTAGATACTTTCCGGGACGATGAAGTTGCAGACGAGCAAGAAGAAACACACGAGTGTGGGTTTTGCTTTCAAGAGTTGCAACACGATGAAACAATAGACCAATACCATTGCAGTGGTTGTGGGGATTGGTACACTAAAAACGAAGTGAAAAGATTCAACATCTTTTAGACTCCCTATTTGAAATCTCCGATGTCTTGGGGATTGAGGGGTTACTTGCTACCGGTTAATTTAGGTGGGAGTCGGGGTTTAAAATTTAGCCCAATCATAGCCCTAAAAAGTAATCAAAGACATTGTAGGATTGGGGTTAAGTAAGTTTTTAAAATGATTTAATTACTTAACGCACATTTGCACCTACTCTTATAATAAGGTAGTCCGTTCAAACGGACTGCCTTTTTTTTATGCCTAATAATTTGGTTGTAAACTAAAAATAAACTATATTTGTACTATTAATTAACTAAAATAAAACACAATGGCAACACTATTAAAATCAGACGGCTCTGAATCAGAGTACAAAGACATCACATTATCAGGAATGCAAAAGGCAGTTGGTGGCTACATCGAACTTGTTCATCTACCAAAAGGCAAGATGCTCGTGGTAAACGAAGATGGTTTAAACTTAAAGTTACCTTACAATCCGAGAGCGTCCCAATTATCACAGAGACATTTAGTTGGGGACATATTATTAATGAATCAAAACGAGATAGACTAATGAATATAACTATAATAGCAGTGCTTTTACCTTTGTGTATCATAGCACTATACGTTGCTTACCAAATGGTAAAGTATAATCCAAACAATCCTAACACTACAATACCTTTAGAAGATGAAGAAGATAACAGACTTGATGATTAAAGATATTAATGCTGAGAAAGTTGCAAAACATTCTGACAGACATTACATTCAAGATTGTCAAAAGATATTAGACAATTTAGAAAACCTCGATAAGAAAACATTTATAAACACCGGTAGAATTATGACTGCCGGACATTTACGAGATAGGTATCCGGATAAAGATTTACAAGAGGGTACTCGTTCCGTATGCAGATACTTGGGTGGCTTTTGTATAGAGTTTATAAACGAGCGAGATTTTTATTGGGATGGAAATAAAAGCCAAGACATCCGGGAAGTAGAAGATAAACTATTTAATCATATTAAAAATTTAATTTAAGAAAAATGAAAAGAGAAGTTTTTGAAAAGTACAGTGTTGAAATCGCTGAGCTATTTAGAATGGACAGAGAAGATATGTTCAAGAAATCTAAGAAAAGAGAAATTGTAGATGCAAGACATCTGCTATACTACTTATGTGCTACAAGACCAATGAGATTAAAATACATATCAACATTTATGAAAGAAAATGGATACGATATATCTCATTCATCAATCATTCATGGAATAAAATGTGTTGAAGATAAAGTGCAATCAGATAAAGACTATACTAAAATAATTAAAAACCTAAACCTATGCGTACTTTAAACGATGTATTTAATGAAGCTAAAGAGGATACGTTCTGTGCTACATTGGATACCAAATATGTTGAGGCACGCTTAGTCTTTGGAGTAAAGATAGTAAGAGATAGAGAGACCGGAGTAGTGGAGATATTCAACACTCAAAAAGGAGGGGATTTTTATCAGGAAATAGATATAGATGAGTACGATTATTTCTTAGAAAAAAGTTGGAGGTTTGGGGTTTATAGAGTATCTTTGTCTAACTATAGTAGAAAACTTATTAACATTGAAGCATCTATAAAAGATGTTATTAATGATAAGCAAAACAAAAAACAATTAGACTCCTTACAATCAAGGAGGTTAAACATAATGAATCGTTACACTAAAATTACATCTAAATTAAATTTATTACACAATGAGTAAAAACAATTACACTACGTTAGCGTCCATATCTGTTAAAGATAAAGTTGAACGCAAAGGAAACTTCGATTATTTATCTTGGGCTAATGCTTGGCATATGCTTAAGACAATCCATCCAAAAGCTCAAAGAGTTGTATACGAGTCCGTTCAAACGGAATTAAATTACTTCTCAGATGGCAGTACTGCATATGTAAAGGTCGGTATTATCATAGATGATGTTGAGCATATTGATTACCTACCGGTAATGGATTACAGAAACAATTCTATACCATTAGAGAAGATTACATCAATGGATGTGAATACTGCTATCCAAAGGTCTACTGCTAAGGCTATTGCGATGCACGGGTTAGGTCTATCTCTATGGACGGGTGAGGATGTACCACAGATGGTTACAAAGAAGCCTACACCTAAGACAAAAGCCACAACGAAGATTAGTCTTGATATAGGTGATGAGAATTGGGCTAAGGTTATGAAATACATTGGTGCTAACAAGCAGTTAGGTCTGACTCAGATAGTTAAGAATCTTGAAACCAAATACAAGATGAAGGCTACTGTTAAGAAAGAGATTGAAAAAGCAATGTAAGATGAAAGACGTAATCGAAAGACTTAAAGATGATGCTGAATATTATGGAGGGATAGGTAAAAACTATCTCTCTAATTCAGATATTGGTGCATTATTAAACAATCCAAAAGAGTTTGGGGTTACACGTAAAGACAATCAAAACTTTGCTAAAGGTAGATTGTTTCATCAGTTGATACTTGAGCCTGAAAAAGCTAAGGATGTTGTAACATTAGATGTAGCCTCAAGAAACACAAAGAAGTATAAGGACTTTGTTGCTGACAACGAGTTAGATTTTTGTCTACTTGATAAAGAGGTTGTAGAAATAAAGTCTTGGGTTGAGGCTATAAATTCTAACATGGATATGTTTGATATGATTTACGATGAGACTAACGAATATGAGGTCCCAAGCGTAAAAGAAATAAAGGGTATGATGTGGAAAGGTAAAGCAGACATTGTAGCTTCTGATTGCTTGATAGATTTAAAAACTACCGGTGACATAAAGAAGTTTGGTAAGTCAGCTTATCTTTATAACTACGATAGCCAAGCATATATTTACCAAGAGTTGTTTGGTAAGCCCTTAATATTTATCGCTATAGATAAGACGACAAAGATGCTTGGAATATTCAGACCGACTGAGGAGTTTATCAGAAGGGGTGAAGGCAAGGTAGAAAAAGCAATAGAGGTTTATAATAAATTCTTTTCTGAAGATGCTGAGCTTACTATTGATGACTACTATATTGATATGTACATTGATTAGTCCGTTTGAACGGACACACACAGATGGCTTTTGTAGATGTTCCCTCAGTCTACATTAGCCTTTATAAAGAGGGATAAATATTTTTTATTATGGCAAAAGAGAAAATCTTTGCAGACGGTTTCTCGTTCTCAACGAGAGAAAACCAACCTGACTTTGTAGTCGGTAGAGTATCAGTTAAAGTAGAGGATGCTATTCCATTCCTTAAAAAACACGCATCTGAAAAAGGATGGGTGAACCTAAACGTCTTGGTAGGTAGAAGTGGAAATCCTTACGTTGAGCTTGATACTTTTAAACCAAAGTCAAACACAACAGAAAAGGTTACGGAAACGGTAGAAGAAGATTTACCATTCTAAAACTACAAAGGGGAGCGTAAAAGCTCCTCTTTTTTTTATGTTGAAATGACGAAAAGTATAGCTCTATACTCTCTATATATATTTTACTTGTATATATTTTTTTTATTCTCTATATTTGAATAATAAAATTAACATTTTCATCAATACTACTGAGTATGAGGATGTTAAGAAAAATTAAATAACATTAAATCAACACAATGGCAACAAAAAACGTCACGATATTTAAGAATATCAAGGAAACCTCGACTCCATTCCATAGAGAAGTTGGTGTGGTGCTAGAGAGAATCAAGGAAGGTTCTTCCAAAGAATTAGTAAAGAACATACGGCAAGAGAAGGATAAATCTTCTCGTAATGAACTGAAGAAAATGCTACCGGCTATATGTTTTTCAGGTGTATTTTCTAAGAGAAACGATAACTCTATCAATGAGCATAGTGGAATAATATGCTTGGACTTTGATGGTTATCCTAATAAAAAAGAACTATTAGCAGATAAAGAAAGATTAACTAAGGACAAGTTTGTATACTCAGTTTTTATTAGTCCATCAGGTAATGGTTTAAAAGCATTGGTTAAGATACCACAAGATATTGATAACCATGTAAACTATTTTAACTCTCTCGATAATCATTTCAATTCAGAATACTTTGATAAGACTTGTAAGAATATAAGTAGAGTGTGTTATGAATCTTACGACCCTTTAATTTATATCAATGAGAACTCATCTATATGGGACACAATAGAGGACATTGAATACAGAGAGGTATCTGTTTACAGAGACGCTCCAACCATACCAATAACAGATGAGAATAAGATTGTAGACATTCTTGTTACTTGGTGGACAAAGAAATACCCAATGTCTGAAGGTCAGCGTAATCAAAATACTTTTATTTTAGCTATGGCTTTTAATGATTATGGGATAAATAAAAGTTTAGCGTCATATGTTTTAAATAATTATGCTACAAGAGATTTTCCGGTAAGTGAGATTACAAGAACTATTGATAGTGCTTATGCTAATACTCAGAACTTTGGAACGAAGTATTATGAAGATGATGAGAGAGTAAATAATATCAAAGCAAAGTTAAGGAGAGGTGTAACAAAAAAAGAGATTCGTCATCAATTAGCAGAGTCCAATTTAGATGGCGATACAATAGAGGCTGTTCTAACAAAAGTATCAGAGGAGAACTCTCTTAAACAATTTTGGACTAAGAATGATAAAGGTGCTATTAAAATCGTTCACATATTATTTAAGCATTTCTTAGAGGATAATGGATTCTATAAATACTGTCCGGAGGGTAGTAAGAATTACGTGTTTGTAAAGGTAACTAATAACCTTATAGACCATACATCAGAGAAAGAGATTAAGGACTTTATATTGGGTCATCTAATTGAACTCGATGACTCTACTATCTATAATTACTTTGCAGATAATACAAGGTTATTTAGAGAGGAATTTTTAACTCTGTTAGCAACAATAGATATATACTTTATTGAGGACACAAAGGATAGTGCTTATCTATACTACAGAAACTGTGCAGTACACATAACAAAGGACACGATAAAAACTATTGATTACTTAGACTTGGGTGGTTATGTTTGGAAAGACCACGTGATAGATAGGAACTTTGATATATGCGATGTTGTAGATTGTGATTACAAGACATTCATAAACAACATTTGTGGTGGTGAAGATAAGAGAGTAAAATCAATGGAAAGCACAATTGGTTTTATGCTTCACGCTCACAAAAATTTATCATACTGCCCGGCAATAATACTAAACGATGAGGTTATATCAGATAATCCTGAGGGTGGAACGGGTAAAGGTTTGTTTATGAATGCTCTATCTAAAATGAAAAAGGTTGTGACAATTGACGGAAAGTCTTTTACATTTGAGCGTTCGTTTGCGTACCAACTTGTATCAGCAGATACTCAGATACTTGTGTTCGATGACGTTAAAAAGAATTTTGATTTTGAAAGATTGTTTAGCGTTGTAACAGAGGGTCTTACTCTTGAGAAGAAGAATAAGGATGCTATCAAGATACCATTCTCTAAGTCACCTAAGATTGCAATTACAACTAACTATGCCATAAAGGGTGCAGGTAATTCATTTGCACGTAGAAAGTGGGAGTTAGAACTGCATCAGCATTACAACAAAAACTTTACTCCATTGGATGAGTTTGGTAAATTAATGTTCGGTGATTGGAGTGATAGAGATTGGTGTAGCTTTGACAACTATATGATTGGGTGTCTTCAAAAATATTTAGCAGAAGGACTTAAGCAAAGTCAATTTGTTAACTTAAAGATTAGACAACTATCAGCAGAGACTTGTCACGACTTCATCGAATGGTGTGGGCTAATAGACGGCTCATCGTCAAATGAAAAATTAATATCAAATTCAAGATTAAATAGTCAACAACTTTACTATGACTTCATTGAAGAGTACCCGGACTATGGACCAAAAGCAAAGATGACTATATCAAGAACAAGATTCTATAAGTGGTTAAATTCATATGCTTTATATAAGACCGGTGTTCAGCCTGAGGTTGGTAGAGATATAAACGGAAAATACATAACAATCAAAACACAATAAAATGGCAAACAAAATAGAGTGGAGAGATTATCAATCAGATATAATTCACAAGGCTACAACTATAATCAACAAGAGTAAGTTTGTTTACCTTGCTATGGAGGTGAGAACAGGTAAGACTCTTACGAGTTTAGGTATAGCAGAAAAGTTAGGGGTAGAGAATGTTCTATTCCTAACTAAAAAGAAAGCTATACAATCTATTAGTGATGACTATGACTTACTTTGCCCGGTAAGATTCTCTTTGTTTACAATCAACTATGAGTCAATACACAAAGCACCTAACTTAAAGTGGGACTTAATCATATGTGATGAGGCTCACGGAATGGGTGCTTTCCCTAAGCCAAGTAAAAGAGCGAAGGATGTTAGAGACTTAGTTAGGAAATGTAAACCAAAAGTTATACTGCTGTCAGGTACGCCTACGCCTGAATCTTATAGTCAAATGTATCATCAAGTATTCTCTATACCAACTAATCCATTTGCTCAGTTTAAAAACTTTTACAGATTCTGTGATAGATATGTAAAGGTAAAAGAACGTAAGATAAATGGTCTAATGATAAAAGATTATAGTAATGGTAAGCAATCTATATTAGATGCTATGAAGCCATACACTATAAGTCTTACTCAAAAGGAGGCAGGCTTTGTTACTGAAACTAAAGAGAATGTTTTAGAGGTTGAGCTAGAACCAAACACTTTAGATATAGCTAAGACTCTTAAAAAAGATTTAGTGGTTCAAGGTAATACAGAGGTTATACTTGCTGATACTCCCGTAAAGCTAATGATGAAACTACATCAGATATACTCCGGAACAGTAAAGTTTGAGAGTGGTAATTCTATGGTGCTTGATTACTCAAAAGCTAAGTTTATAAAAGAACATTTTTATGGCAAGAAAATTGGAATATTTTATAAGTTTAAAGAAGAACTTAACGCTTTGAAAAAAGTTTTTGGTGATGATTTAGTTACAGAACTTAGTCCGTTTGAACGGACTAATAAAAACATAGCTCTTCAGATTGTGTCAGGTCGTGAAGGTATATCTCTTAAACAAGCTGACTGCTTAGTATATTATAATATAGATTTTAGTGCTACAAGTTATTGGCAATCAAAGGATAGGATGACTACTAAGTCAAGACTTAAGAATAAAGTTTATTGGATATTCTCTAAAGGTGGAATTGAAAAAGACATATACAAGGCTGTCACAAAGAAGAAAGACTATACATTAAAACACTTCAAAAGAGATTTACTATCTTTATAATAATATAAAAACAAGATTTATGAAATGTACTGAATGTTCAAAAGATTTAATATGGGGAGGAGACCACACGTACGAAGATTACGGATTAGAGGGTAATGGAATTGTAACTAATTGCTCGTGTCCTAATGAAGACTGTGATGTGGAACAAGTATTAATTTACAAAACCATTAATGACTGAGCAACAGATACAAGCCAAAAGAATAAAGCAGTTAGAGGCTGATGGTTACTACGTTATAAAGCTTGTTAAGACAAACAAGAATGGTATACCTGACTTGGTAGCCTTCAAGCCTGATGCTGAAATTCTATTTAGTGAAATAAAAAAACCTAATGGAAAATTATCTAAGCTACAAGAGTATAGACTAAAAGAACTAAAAAGTTATGGATTCAAAACAGAAGTCTACAAAGGAGATTGAAACTCTAAAGTTTGACATGGAATTTTTAGAAGAGATTTCTGAATATGATGACGATGTTCAAGAGGTTGTTTTAAAAACTTTACTTGAAGAAGAAGAAGACCTACCTGAGAAAAATGGATTTACTCAAAAGGTTTACGGTGTAATACAAGGAGAAGAGCCAATGTATTACGAGGTAGAATACTTCAAGCAAGAAGAAGAGAAAGCAATATACTTAGAATTTAAAGTAGTAGATGTTGATATTTTTTTAGATGGTGTTATAAATAAAACTACATTCAAATTAAATAAATGTAATGGAAACAAAAAAAGAAAAACAAGAAAGACTGATTAAGATTATAAATAGTGTATTTGATTTAGATATAAAAAGAAATAAAAAGTCTGAGATGTATGTGTTAGCTAGAGCATCATACTGCAAGATTTTAAGAGATTTAAATTATCAATACATGGATATAGGAAATAGAATCAATAAACATCACGCTAGTATTATCCACTCTTACAGAAACTTTTCACACTACAAACAATTCTTTCCTTCATTCATAAATTTACATAATAAAGTGTTAGCTGAGTTTGGAAGTAGAGAGGCAAAAGAGTATATGGAATCATTAGAAAAGCTTAAAGAAGAGAATGAAGCTTTGAAATCTCGTATAAAAGAATTACATTCGCACAACGCACGTCTTTCGTATCAGCTTGAAAACAAGCATTCAAAGAATAATACTCTTCATAATATGATAGACGAAAGGGTAAGACCTAACACGTTAAAAGAAGTTGAAATTAAATTAAATAGATTATTAAATGGAGTAGGCTCATAAGACTCACCGATAAAAATGTCCTGTAAAAAACCAAATGATTTTCAAAGATTGAATTACATCAATAAAATGATGGACGGTTTACACGACTCTCTAAACGACATATATGAATCTTTAGTTGACAAGGAATATTCTACAACAAGAAAGAATATATCAACATTGAAATCTAAGTTAGAAGATGTGTCTAAAACAATAGAAGATGAAGTCTGAAACTCAGGTTTGTACCGGGTGCAAAAAACCAAAGCCATTAAAAGATTATTGGACTGCGGGAATTGTAAAAGGTAAAAGGTATAAAAGAAAAAGGTGTAAGGTTTGCTACAATAAAACAAAATATAACTACAAATTTAGAATGCGTAAGTGGTTTCAGGAATACAAAGAATCACTTAAATGTAGTAGATGTGGTTACTCAAAAGAAAATAATAAAGGCTTCAGCTCTCATGCTCTGCAGTTTCATCACGTAAAAGATAAAAGTTTTGAAATATCAAATGCTATATCAAGGGGTTACGCCATGAAGAGAATAATAAATGAAATAAAAAAGTGTGTCGTACTATGTGCGAGATGTCACGCTGAACATCACGATACTCGAATATGAGGTTTGAATTACAAGAAGATTTAAAAAGAGAGACTCAAGCTATAGAAAAGTTTGTGAATATGTTTGGAGGTAGTTTTAAAAAACTTGGTCCAAATGATATTGATTATCGTGTATTTGATTCTAAAGGAGAGCTTATAGCGTATGTTGAAGTAAAGGGTAGATTAAGACCAATAAAAGAAGCGTACCCTCTTCCTGTGGCAGCAAGAAAAGTTGTGAAGCTGTGTGATAAAAGATTAAATCCGGTGATGATATGGGCTTGTGAAGATGGAATAATATATGGTAAAGTTCCTGAGATGGAAGGCTCTGTAAGATGGGGTGGTAGAAAGCCACGGCTACATTCAGTTAATGATGAAGAGCTTATGATATACTATGAAAAACAAAAAGCTTTTAAGTATGTACGATATTGAAGATGAGCCTAACATAAAAGAATTTATTATTGTCTTTATTATAAACTTTATTATAATCTATGGATTGTATAAAATATTTTAGTATATTTGAACCACAATCTCTCTATGATTGTTATAAGTTTTTTGTTTGCTATGAGGAGTCCGTTTAAACGGACTCCTTTTTTTGACTAATAAAATGGGCGTGAGTGAGAGCAGTTAAACTCTTATAATCATAGCTACTGCAGGTAAGACTTCCGTACAAAACCTATGAGCCTATTATAAAATAACGAGAGTGTGCTGCGTGAGTGCTACATATCTAAATCCTAGCTTTAATTAATATGGGCTAGGTTGTTCTTGTACTCAGGGGAGTTAAATAAACTTGGTCGTCTATGCGGCTCCCTTGATACTCTTTATTCAATATCCATTAAGTCTTGTAATTCTTTTTCAACAGCTTTTAGTTCTTTTGCTCCCTCAGAATTATATAGTACATCATACAGCTCAGGTAAATCTTCTTTCATCTGAGCCTTAGTCATAGACCTTTGCTTATTAGTCGGTTTCTTTTTACCTATAGCGTAGTCAGAGTAGTTAAAAAGTCTGAGTATCAATTCACCCGTATCCATATCTTCCTCACTAATTTTTACAGCGTTCTCTTTCATTCTTAACAACTGAGGTGCAGGTATTCTTAATAATGTAAGGAGCTCAGAATAAAGTTGTTTTTGATAAGCAGCTTTTAACTCAGGGTCTTTTACTTGTTTTGCTCTTTGAGCTTTCTTTAGTATAGAACTAGCTAATTCTACTATACCAACTTGCTTACCTACATCCGCAGCCCAAGGTTTATCCGTAGCATAATCAGCTATACCTTCGATAACTTCTCCAAGTATAAACAATGCGTTAAGGTTACCTAATAACACAGCTCTTAACATATCTACTTCATCCTCATCATCAAAGTCTGTTAAGAGTCCCGGAAAGCCTGAGCTTACCCATTGGAAGAAAGCAGGCATTACCATGTGGAACATAAAAAATTCTCTTAAATTATCATTAATACTTCCTTTACCTGCGTTCTTATCTTTAGCTTTAAACTTTCTATATAGGTTTCTAATAGACATTATCTCTCGTCTAAGGTATTGCTTTGGAGTTGTTTTAAAAGCATTCAAACCTCTAACTAAAGCATCACCCGTCTGAAAGAAATCTTTATCTTGAATGTCGGCAGACTGCTGAGTTGTTTTAGTAGCTTTCTCAAACTTAATTATAGCATAATCAATAGCCTCTTGCTCCGTAGCTTTAGGGTTATTCTTTTTAAACTGTGCCTTATGGTAAGAATATAAAGGCATACCCCCAAGGTATATCGCACCTCTATCACCTGTTCTCACAAACCACATCATAGCGTTTATAAAGTAATCTTTAGTTTCAGTAGGAACAAACTGTTTCATAGCTGAGTCAGTATAACTCTCTATTACCTTCATAATATTTTCAGCTCCTCTATCCTTCATGTATACAGAGTTGTCTTTAATTTCATTAAAGACTTTACGCATTTCTTTTTTATTTTTTACAGCATACTCAAGGTAGTTTTTAAAACCAATATCAGAAGCATATGTAAGAGTTGATGTCATTTGTTTTAAGAATATAACAGGAGATAATGCAACTCTTGTAGTTATAAACACATTATTCATAGCGTTTATAAATTTTGTCGCCTGAGGATTTTTACTTCCTTGATTAGCTATCTGCTTTATTCTGTCTTGTATAAAGGTGTAAAGTCGTTTCCCGTGGTTTGCCTCTATAGAATTTTTTATGATAGGGTTTGTAAATATTTTATTTATATCTCTAATATTTTCAGCGTAAGCGGCAAAGAACTCCATGTCATTTAAGTACGTCATCAAAGCATCAGTACCATCCATCGCCATAATTTCATTTGTGTTATTTACTCTAGCTTTAGTAGATGAACCACCTACACTTGTTTGAACAACAGAGTTTTCTCCTAATAAATCTAAAGCCTCAGGAGTAATCCCTTCTCTATATATTCTTCCTGCATAAAACTGATTCCAAGGCATATCAGTTCGGTATATCTTTTTATATACCTCATTATAATAATCATATAAGCTTGGGAAGTATTCATTAACTTGCCAATCAGCAAACTCTTTTACTTTAGGGTCTAGCTTAGATTCTATTTCTTTTGCAACGTCCATAAAGTCTTCACCCCACATCCTTTTAAAAGTAGGTCTGTTAGCAGGGTCTTTAAATTGATTGTATAAATAGTATAGTTGGTTTTGACTGTAGGTTATGCCAAGAGACTCTATTGGTGTACTAAACATTGCATTAGAGCGAACAATTTTTTTCCAACCCTTACCATAAATTTCTTGAAACTTTTTTGTTAACACATCATTATACATAAGTCTTCTTTCTTTAAAGACTCTACTTGAAGCATCAACTTTATCTGTAACCAACTCTTGCAATTTACCCCCGAACAACTCTCCCGGCATTTTAGATATTGCATCGATTAATCCTTGTAGGGATTCAGCAGAGTAAAAGAAATCTCTTGTACCTTCTAAAATATTATCTGCAAAAGCTTTTGCTTTTCCTTGTACAGCTTTTTTATTTTGTTCAGACGCTAATTTTCTTTTAGACTTTCTAAGCAACTCCTCTTTATTATCCTTAGACATATCTATCTTCTCACCTGTTATCTCTGAGTAAGCTAATTCAAACTGTCTATCGTACTCAGCTTTTTGAGCTTCTATAATTCTAGCTAATTCACTCTTACCTTTTTCAACTAAAGCCTGTAAGTTTTCAAGTGCAATATCTAAAGCATCTACCTTTGATGGGTCAATGTTTTCCATCAACAAAGAGTTGTTAATATTAATCAAAGATGTTTTAGCCATAATCTCTGATATATTTTCCTCAGGATTTTCAGAAAGTTTTTCTATTTCTTTTCTTTGAACCTGCTCAGATAACTCAATTTGTTCAGCCGTAGCATCTTCAGTTAGCCTGTTCTTTATTATAAACTGAATTAATTTAGCCGTCTCACTATCTACCTTTACACCCTTAATTCTACCTGAATAAAGCTCTTCAGTTTTAAGATTTAATATGTCTGTTATCTTGCCGTCTAAAATACTTACATTCTTGGATGTAGCGAACTCAAATACTTCATTTATTAAATTATTTATTGAAGCTCTATCAGCTCTTGTTACTTTATTAATAAGGTCAATAACCTCAGACTTAGTATACTGAGTTGAAGGTATTGTTTTTCTTATGAATGATTTTAATATGTTTTGAGTTTCTTTTAAGTTACGTGCACCTCTAGCTCTTTCTCTTATATCTCTTTTAGCTGTTTCAACTTTAGTACGCATAGCTTGAGTTTGTCTAAGAGGATTCATCTTTTGAAACTCAGTAATCATCTCAGCTTGAATAGTTGATAATCCTAATCTGCGTTTTGTCTCACCCTTAAGAGTATATGTTTCAGCCTCAGCTTTATACTCAGGCTGTTTCTCTAAAAACTCAATTGTCTTATCTGTTATCTGAGCTTCAGATAGCTTGTCTTTTTTAGTGGACTTGTTCTTAGATACTAATCCATCTCTAAACTTATTAACTCTTTTGAATAATTTCAATCCTGCTTTAGAGCCGCCTTTTATGTTTGCAAAAGACTTAGGTAAATCACCAAGACCAACGGAAAGCATTTCTTTAACATCTTTTGCTTTCATACCTTTCTTTTGAGTAAGGTAATCAGCTATCCTTTCATCAGTAAAGTTTGCGTCTCTAGCCTCCTTTATAAATACATCAGCGTCAAATTCTTTTTTAACCTTTTTAACTTTAGGAGCCTCAGTAATTATTTCATTTATAAGTTTGCTGTTAACACCTTTCTCTTTTAGTATTTCTCTTATACCAACCTCTGAGTATCCTGCGTTTCTTAAGTTTGTAACAACTTTTTCTACAACTTGCTTATTAGATTTACTTGCTTTTTTGAAGGCAACATCAGCCTTCATAGCTGCACGTTCTTTAGGTGTAAGCTTTATTGGTTTACCACCAAGTATATCTCTGAGTGCTGTACCTAAGAATTGGTCAAGAGTTAAATCTTGAATTTCCTTGTTTGTTAAGTCCTTGAATTGTTTGAACTGTGACTTAATGTAATCCCATAGTCCCATCAACCAATCAATCCATTTAGATTTTGTTGCTTGGTTTGTTATTGACTCACCTTTATTACCTATGAGAATAGCCATAGCTTCTTCAACAGCTTTTACTTCATCACCATTAAATATCTCTAACTGCTCTTTATATGTGTCAGTTTCTTTAACTAATTCAGCACCTCTGTTATAAATCTTTTTACCTTTCGCACTTTGCTTTATATACTTAGTCCACACGTGACCCATCTCGTGAATGGCTGTGTTGTATAAAGCTGAACTTGAATTGTGAACATCAGGGTTTATAAATATCTCTCCGTTAGCAGTAACACCATATATAACATCACCGTCTTTTAAATATTTCTTCACACCGTCACGCTCCATCACACTATTAAAAGTCTCTGCATCAACAACCATGTTGGTCTCAGGGAATGAGCGTTGTAAGAAGTCTATAAATCTACTGTCCGGGTTTACACCTATAGGTGTGCCAAGAAATTCTTTATTAACTAATCCTGCTTGAACAGGTATAGTTTGAACTAATCTTGCTGCATCACTTCTTGACCCTCTCTCACCGGTAATCTCTTCTGCAATACCTAAAGCCACATTATTGTATGCTGAAGGAATTAAGTCAACTATTGATATAGGTTGTTTTAATATACCAAGTACTTGTCCTTTTGGTCCAAAAGGGTAGTTAGGATGGTTTGTTCTAATTGTCTGAGGGTTTTTAACGTCAATAGATGTAACCATAAACGCACTTCTTTGAGGTACGTTTGCGAGCTCAGGCTCTGTTATTACATCTGCAATCTTTTTAATGTTAAACTTATTTATATCTTGCTGAGAAGGGTTGTCACCATACAATGCTTTCAATACAGGCTTTTTACTTTTACCCGGCTGCTTCTTTAATACATTAAAATTACCTGTTGTTATAAGGTTTGTTATCTGAGCTACCGATGTTATACCTTTTAGTGACTGTAAGCTTTCAGTAGATAATATATCCTCAATAGATTTAGCTTTTGATTGCTTAATCATATCTTGAACATCCTGTATTTCTCCAATAAATTTAGAGTAGTTTTTAATAGTAAGACCTGATGCTTTTTTACCACGCATCGTAAGACCTGTATCAACTACTTTTTTATACTTATCCTTAAGATTTGATAGCTCTTCATTTAAAGCTTTTAGAGCGGCTATTTTATTTTTAGCAGGGAATGATGCCAAGTTGTCCTTAATAACTCTTATTAAAGCTTCATTACTCTTCATACTATCATTACCCATCTTAACAATAACCATAGGAATATGACCGTCAGGTAAAACACCTTCAGCCCAAAGCTTGTCGAATTTAGGTTTATTGTTTTCGTATATCTTTATAGCTGAGTTTTTTTGGTTGTTAACTTTATCTTGAGTAACACTAGCCCAAGCTATATTCTCGTGACCTTTGACAGAGCTAAATCCTAAACCACCTTTTAGATTTATTATTTCATTTCCTGTAAATGGATTTGTTACCGAGTAGTTTTGGTTTACATCAGTAACATTTGGGTTGTAGTTACCCGTTGTTAATTGGTCTGATATGTTCAACATTACCGGAACATTATCAAGTGTTTTTATATCTATCTCCTTGAAGTTACCACCGGTTCTTTGATTCAAAGCCTCAATATTTATTTGAGAAGGCGTAGCTTCAGTCTCCTTAATCTCACTTACATTTATAAAGTTGTCAGCTCTTTCATTTAATGTTTCTAATATCTGAGCTTCCTTAGCATCTGTTTCTGTATTTTGAGATTCAGTAAGAGTAGTAAGAGGTTTTCTTCTAAACTCAGGAACTGATTTTTTAGCTTGTTTAATATCTGACTTCATCTCAGATTTAGCAACCCTTATATCATCCTTGTATGTGCCAATAATATCTTTTTGTTCTTGCTTAAAATCTTCAAGCTCAGCTTTCAACTCTTCTATAGACTCAAGCTTATCATCTTTTGATAGGCTCTTATCCTTTCTTACATCAGCAATTTTAGCTTTTATTTCAGCTATACCTTCTTTGGTATTACTTTCCTCTACAGTAATTTCTTCCTGCAGTTCTTCAATCTTACCATTATAAAACTCTTCAATTTTTTCTATATTAGATTGAACTGATTCAGGAGCTTTTTCCGTTGTAGTTATTTCATCAAGCTCTGATAAATCTATATTCTCATCTGCTTTAATTGCATCTACCTCTGTTTTTACTTCAGGTGATAACTCTTCTACATCATCTGTTGTTATTTGCTCATCAATAGAAGCTAAGTCAGTCGTTGGTTGTTTAGGAGTTGGGTCGTTATTAATAGTAAAATTTACGGTGTTATTAACAGGGTAGTTGCCTTCACCATCATTAGTTTTTTTTATTTGATTATCTCTTTCTTTGCTAAATTCACTTATATATTTACTAACCTCTATTGGACCCTCAACAGTTACACTTGTTAGTAATAACCCGTCTTTTGAAAACGTATTAATTTTATATGTACCATTAGGCTGAGCCTCAGCTTTTATGTCAAAAACTTTATTGAAAATTTCTTGTCTAGGTAAATTACTTTTTAGACCTGAAATTTCTTGCATAACTTTTTCAATTAAAGTTATAGGTGTATTTGCTCTATCTATAACACCCTCTAAATATTTTCGAGCTGCTTTAGGATTAAGCTCACCGCTTTCAATCTTTTTATTTATATCAGTAAGTAAAGACCAAGCTTGCTCTTTTTCAGCTTCATTAAACTCTGTAAATTGTTTATTAAAAACAGACTTACCTTGAGCTATCTTAGACGCTAAACCAACTGCTCTAAAACCTATAACATATTTTAAAGCATCAGCCATACCATCTTTAAAAGACTCTGCGGTAAGTTCACCCTTAGGATTTTTAAGAGTTGGAGTAGTTGCGTTAATATAACCAAATGTACCTACCTCACCACCAAAACCAAATGACTCACCTACTGCACTTAATATCCTAGAATCATTCAAACCTCTTGACCCTAAAACACCTGTAACACCTTTTTGTGAAACACTCTTAATTCCATCTGTTTTTAAGGCTGTACCTAGTCTAGGTATTTGCCTAGCAACTTGACCTATTAAACCTAACCCTACACCAAGACCATAACCTTGTGAAAACGCTTCAGGAGATTGAGTGAAGTCTACATTTTCTATACCCCCTAATTCTTCTACTTGGGTTTGAAAATTTTTTGCAGTTTCAAAAAAACCGAACTTAGAACCTGCTTTATCTAATTGATTAACAACTTTAGGTAGCTGTTCTTGAACTATTCTTGATGCAACTTCAGGTTTCATTCCTCTCTTAACTAAAGCATCAACGGTGTATTTACCTGCTCCTAGGATTGGTAGTTTTGGTAAAACCTTTGATGCACCTTTAACTATAGCACCTCCAACTCCAACCTCAGGCATAACAAAAAAGTCTAAGACTGTGCTTAAAACACCTGTAACAAATTCATTAGTATCTCCATCCTTATAATCTGTTATATTAAACATTGGCTCTGTAGTATACTTGTCTGCTGTAGGAATTATGGGTTCATCTTTACCCGTATACACAGGACCTGAAACAGGACCGGGAGTAGCACCACTACTAGCTATCATTCTTCCAATAAGACCTGTAAAAGAATCATCATAAGATTTCTCTAAAGTTCTTGGTATTGTTAATAAATCCTCTTCATCTGCTTCTTGAGAATAAAGCTGAGGAGTTTTTTTCCAATCCTCTAAAGAAGGAACAGAAACATCACCTGCTTCTATTGCTTTACCATAAATGCTTTGATATAATTGCTCGTCTAACTCTGTTGGCGTTAATTCTCTTTCAACAGGTTCGTCCGTTTGAACGGACTTAGATATAACCTCTAAAGCTTTTTCTTTTGTTATACCACTTTCATCAGGACTTATTGTCTCGGAAACATCCGAAGAGATAACTTCTTCCTGCTCTGTCGGTGTAACAGATTCCATAACATCCTCTTGAGAAATAGAAACGGACTCGTCTTTTTTTTTTACACCAACAAGTGTTGAAAATTCTTCTATAGACTTTTTGTATCCTTGTTCTTTAAATAAAGCATACGAGTCATTTAAAGCGTCAGGGTTTGTGTTTATAAGATTTACATATTCATCAAAAGATTTAGTATAACCTTTCTGTTTAAATAATTCGTAAGAATCCTTTAATGCCTGCTCGTTCATATCTTAATTTTAATAACTTGATGTATCTATTGATGTTGTATTGTCAGTATCTTTTTGCTTACTCTTAGGTAGTTTACCTGATTTAGATATTCTAGCAATAGTCTCAGTAGGAGTGTTAAGGTTTATAAAGCTATGTATTAATTCATTTGCATTAGGGTTACTTAAAGGTATAGTTATAGTTTTTTCGCCATCAGGGCTAGTGATTTTAATCTCATCTGAACCCATACCTGTTTCGTCAAATTTAAATAATAAATCACCATAAGCTAGTTCTAATTCCTCTTTAACCTTTTCTTCATTGTTAATATCTGCAGGGTTTAAATTATATTTATTGTCAACATAAGAACTAAAGTCTTTTAAAACTGTATTCTTACTTTTATCTTCCGTTTTTACTCTAGTATCTAACAATTTATTATTAAGCTTAAGCTTATCCTCATAATACTTAAGCTCTATATCTAACTTTTCTTGTTCAGTTTTAGCCTTAGCCATATCAGACTTATGTCTTTCATCACGCACTTCTATTATAGACTCTAAATTACCGATAGATATATCCATCTGCTCTAGCTCTTTTGGATTCTTTTTAGCTAAATGATTAATTAATTGCTTTAGCTTTTTATTATCTAAACCAAGACGCTCTAACTCTAATGGAGTTTTTTGAGCTACAATTTCTATTCTTTGTTTATCTCCTTCAACTTTTGTTTCAAGCTCCTCGAACTTCAAGTCTCTAGTTCTATTATAATAATTAATTTCATTTCTTAACTGTTCATTAGCTAAGTCTTGTGCCTCTCTAACATTCTCCTCTGCTCTTGCTGTCTCAGTAACACCAATCTTAGAATCAATAGCACTTCTTAATATAGTAGCCGCTTCTTCTTCTTGCTTTTTAGTAAGTAATGGTTGGGTTGCACCACTGTTAGGATTTGTAGGGTCAGGGACTAGATATATAACACCTTCTTCAGGCTTATCAGGCAACTCGTTTCTATCTAGTTCAACAAACTTATAGTCAACATTAGCTCTATCAGTTAGTATACTAGCCGCATTATGAGTGTTAACTAATTCTCTTTGAACTAAATCGTTAGTGGCTTTTATAAAGTTCTCATTTTTCTTTAAATCATCTATGTCTTTAACATTCCCTTCCATAAGTATCTTCTTATACTCATTAGTATATGAAGAACTTATGGTATCAGCAAACTTGTTAACGTCATACTTATCTATCTTTCTTTCTACAGTGTTTTTCAAAGTAAATATTGACTTTCTGTCATTCATGTCTGTAGACATAACAAGATTACCTGAGCCATCATCAACCATCTTAGCAACTGACATCTGACCTGTAAGAGGGTCTATATATATACTTGAGTTGGCAGGGTCACCAAAGGCTTGTATTTTTTCGTTTTGATAAATTTCTTCTGCTGATGCTAAGCCTGAGTTAGCTCTTTCTAAACTAGCTGCATAACTTTCATTAAATCTTTTTGATACATCAAACATATCCTCAGTACCCTGCTTAAGATTTGCACGCATAGACATATATTGTCTCAGAGGTAGCTGACCTGATTTAAGTTTTTTATCTAAATCAAGCATATATGCAGATGCATCAGAAGCAAATCTTGCCATCCTTTCATTAGCACCATCGTGCTGACCTTGAGGAGCATCATTAAAAGTACGTATATAATCACGTGATTCCTCGTCAAGCTTTATCTTTAAATCCTCACGTCTTTTTTGTTCAGCTAATAATTTTTCAGAAAGATTGCTACTTATTTCACCCCAATTAACAGGTTGAACAACCGGTCTTTCACTTTGCTTATAATATGACTTAGCCATTAATTTTACTTTATAGGACCATATAGCCCGTTATACATTAAAGCATCTTGCATTTGAAAATACTGTGGTGTTTGATTCGCAGGCAAGAACATATTCTGAGACTGAAAAGGAGACTGAAAGTTTCCTTGTATAGGTAATTGCATTGACTGAGGCACAATTGGTTGCTGAGGAAGTGAAGTTGGAACCGGAAGACTAGCAGGTGAAGAAACAGGGTCTAATGTAACAGCTTGTACATCACGATTGGTATCTACCTCACTGTTTGGACCGTAAAGCTCTGATGCTTGAAACGCTGCCATACCCATATTAGATAACCCTGCAAGACCTTGAGAAACAGCTTGATTAGATAAGTTCTGTGCTTGGGCAGCAGCTATACCTGCTCCCTCAGCCTGTGCTAAGTTAAGTTCTCTTCTAGCATCAGACAAATTTCGATTCTCTGTAGCAACCGCTGTCTCTAATGCTTGTTGGTCAGCTATTTGTTGAGCCGTAATATCTTGTTCAGCTTTTAGATTTTGTGCAAGAACTCTACCTGCTGTAGCAGATGCTAATCTATCAGATTCAGCACCAATCTCCATACCTTGAGCAGCTACCTGAGCAAGCCTTTCTCTCTGTATCTCGTAAGGTTGCTTAGCTATACTAAGCTCTTCTGCATAATTTTTATCAAGCTCTTTTGCTGCATCTGCAAACGCTTTATCTGCAGAAGCTTGAGCATCTTGTGCTAACTTGCTTTGTTTTGACGCTTGAGCAAAACTAGCTCCTGTACCTATAGCACTAATTGCTAAAGCTATTCCTGTTGCTACACCCATATTATAATACTTTAATCATTTCTTTATTATACGAATCACCCTGAGTATAACCTAAGCACTCATAAGTTTTTATAAGACCATCGTGCTTTATCAGAGCATATGTAAAACCTTTACCCATACCCTTAGCCATATTTGTTAGGCTATCTATGAGTAACTCTATAGCTTCTTTTCTGTTTGGTTTTACTCTATATTGTTTATTAGATATAATCCAATCTACCCACGCTACTTTAGAGTTTGTGTTATATAAAAAACCTGCACAAACAGGTGTGTCACCATCATAAACTATAATACCACCTTCACCATCTTGAGGTAAGAACTCACGCATCGGTGATTCCCATCCCCAATCTTTCCACCATCCGACAAGTATATTGTCGTAGTCCTCGTATTTTAATGGTATTATATTGAATTTCATTTATCAGCAAAGATACTAAATTTAAGGATAACTTTTAATTACGTCAGACTCTATAGAAAATAACTCACTTGCAGTAGTTACTACTGATGGTAAACTCAAAGTTATTTCAGCATAGTGACCTGATACCCCTGTAGATTCTGCTGCTGAATTTTTAGCTGCAAATATAAAGTCATTAGCAACCGGTGCATTACCCGAACCAACCGTAGTATCTATAACTACAGTTGTTGTCTCTGCTACTTGGTCTGTTGTGATAGACGTTATCCTACCTCCGTATGTAGCGAATGTATCACCTGATGACGCAAAGTATATGTAGTCATTTATATTTACAGAGCTACTAATATCTATATTAATATTAAAAACTATTGATGTAGCGTTAGCGGGACCTGAAACACTCGTGCATTCACCTATACCTCTAACACTTCTTGATTTATAATCAGACGCTGAAAGAGACGGTCCTGAAGAATCTACACCGTCATTACGTAGATAGGCAAAGTATTGACCTTCTTTATTTTCAAAAGACCCACTATTAACGGTACTGCTCTGAGAGCCTATATCAGTACTTAAGTCAACAGCCCAAGCGTGAGTAGATTCTAAACTTATAGTTTTAAACACCTTATTCTCTAATGGTTGTTGATTTATAATAGTAGTTATTTCTGACCCTGTAACAACTCCATAAAATGTATTACGAGCAATATTAGTATTATGTCTATATAGCTGACCTTTATTGAAACTATATAAATAGTTATTCATTCCTATCATAAAGTCAGGGTAAAAACTATAAAAAGATGGAAAACCCTTAGAGCTTTCGCTATATGTTAATGTGTAATTTGCCATTTTAACAAGATTGTATTTCTGTTACTAATCCTCCTTGAACTCTAAAACTCCCATATTGCGTTGTTATACCTTCTAAAGATGTGCCTACAGCTCTATAATAACCATCACCCGTAGTTATACTAGCAACGGAATTATTAAATATAAAGTCACCCACAGCTAAAACCCCACTTGTCTGAGACCTTACAGGTCCTATATATCTTGATACACCCATCACACTTGAGCAAGCACTAGAATGAGAGCTTTTACTCCCACTTGTGCTAATTAAAGTTAATGGCTGAGGACAACTTACTGATAATATAGGTCCAACACCAACGGTTGACGAGCCACAAGGTAGAATAAATTCAATATCTAAATAATCATTTGCAACGGTATTTTTAGGTATATATCTTATAAGGTTACCCGCACTATATGAAGCAAAACCTGTAGCTAATTTATTAGTAGTAAGTAGACCACCGGCGTTACCCACTTGCTCCCATAATCCTGATACACTATTAAAGTGTAGTTTTGGAACATTAATTAATGCAGTGTTCCAATTAGAACAATTTGATGTACCACCACTAGACTGAGTCCAAAAATAAGATAGAACAGTAGGGAGCGGTGCTTGATAAAGGTTAACACTAGCAAGAGCAGCAGAACTTGCAAAACCATTGTATTTAACACTATTAAATTGTAAATCTACACCAATAGGTTTAGTAGACACACCTCTTATCTCAACCTTTATAGCACCTATATCGCTACCAAAAGAAACAGAGCCTCTAAGCGTAGCAGGTCCTGTAAAATCAGAAGGAGGAGAAAAAAGAACTTCGTCAGAACAACTAGTTGTGCAAGATTCGCAATTATTAGAAACATCACCCATCAATATTTGTCCTGATGAATTAGGAGTAGATAACTGCTGTCTAATAACAACACCATCACTATAGTAACCGGATGGAGCTAATGTAGTCATCTCTTCATCAGTGTAAACTGCTGATGCACTTGATAAATTTGATGCGTTTATATAAAATGTATTAAAAGTTCCCATAATTTATTATTAAGTACAATCACATTCAACAATTTGTATTTGAATACCGCTCGTTGCAGGTGTTACAACAGGAGTCGTTTGAGAGCAAATATCTATAGTATTCTTACCTGAACTTAATGATGTGCTTTGAGTAGCACCATTTGTATCCGTATAAGAAATTGATACTGTTTCAGTTCCACCATTTTGTATTCTGTATTTAACATTTGTCTGAGCACAAGCACATTCACAACAAACATCTTGAAGAACAGTATCACTACAAAGGAATTTGGATGGGTTCGCTCTAAGGTCCCAAACTAAATATAAATAGTCATAACTACCTGTTGGTACAGTAAAGTTTGCAATAGTTGTATTACCCGATACTGAAGGTGTAAACCTATTTGAAGCTCCACCTGACTTTATAGCTGCTAATAAAGCATTTATTTGAGTAGTTGTGTTATTATATAAAGTATTAGTAGCAAGCATTAAAAATTTATCCCCTGAGCTTATATTATATGAATCAGTACTATATTTTATAGCTCTCATAATTAAATCCTGACCTTTTATAGGTATACTACCTTCACCTTGAATGCCATCAAATACTTGATAATAAGACCTTTTTAAATAATCTGATGAGTATTCAAATGAAACAGGAACTTCAGGAGAGCCCACATAAATAGTTCCATCAGTATATCTCCAATTATGGTGTATACTACTAAAAGTATCTTGAGGGCTAGTTAAAACAATATCAACAACACTCAAAGGATTACCAAGAACACACTTAGTTGTTAAGTTAAAATCAGCAGTACCGTTACTAGCTGTAACAGTTACCGTATATTTATTTACATTTCTTTTATTTTTATTAAAAGTAACACTACCAAGACCACTAATTGCTTGATTTATAACGGTTGACCCATCCCAATTAACTTCTATGTCTACAGGTGCAGAAGTAGGAACTTCAAATTGTATACTTACATCACCTATACCTGACTGAGTCTCAACGCAAAAACTAGATACTGCGTTACTTTTTAAAATAAATGATTGTTTTTGACCGCAAGGTATACATTTCTCTGTAGTAGGAAGTTCAATATTATTATTAGATAATACATACTCATTCATGTACGGGTCGTAAGCACCTAACTTTTGAGTGTTAAAATTATCTTTAAATAAATCTCTAAACCAACTTCTCATGCCTGCATCAGATATAACAATTAGCTGCTCAGAAGAACCTGAAGCTCCTTTTAGCTGTATTAAAGCACCTCTCTTAGCATCAGCAAAAAACTTATCGTAACCATAAGCTACAAAACTTTCAGTATTATGGCTTATTCCGTACTCTTCAATTCTAGCTACTTGCTTACCTAAAACCTCAGGGACAGATGTTAAAACATCACCACCTGCTGCGTCAGATAATAAATTCTTACCTGAGAGCACATAAGATATTTTATCTTCTTGAAGTGCTAATACATCAGTTTCTCTTGCGTATATTTTATTTAAAGCACCAAAAGAATCTTCTAATGACTTAAAGTTTGCTAACCCTAAGTTAAACTCATTAAGTCTATTTAAGTTAGTCTCATCATTGTATATACCACTGTAAGTAATATCACTATCTCTATGAACTTCCTTGTAATCTTGTTCAGAAATAGTTGTTACTCTATTTCCAAGCTGCATAGACTTTCCTTTTATAGAATCTCTTATGGTAAAACTTTCAACACCATTACCAAAAGTAAAGCAGTTTGCAAACCTTAAATGAAGTATTGCAGGTTGAGAAGATGATTGGTCTTGGTCTTGAGCATCAGCAAAATTACCTCCATCAAGATGGTATCCCGTAGATGTGTCAATAGGGTATGTATCTTGACCCTCATACCATACATCAGGTAAAGACTCTGAAGGCTCAGTTTCAAATGCTATAACACTACCACTTCTAAAAATTTCAAAAGTAGCTTTAATTTTTGCATCACCCCCACTACCCGAACAAGATTGCATTCCTGTCATAATAAATTTAATCTCATCAGTAGTTGCGTCTCTAGCCCATTGGTATCTGTTAGTAGTGAAAGAAGCTCCATCTATAAAGTCATTTATTTGAGATTGAGTTGTAAGGTTTCCTGATATATATTCATTATTAACACTCGAAGGTGTTCTTTCTCCCGAATCAATAATATCACCTATGTTTTGACCATTCCACCAAGCAATTATATCAGGATATTCAACAGGTGATATAAATTCTCTTACTAATTTGTAACTTCTGTATTCACAACCAAAAGGTCTTCTATTTCTATAAAAATCAAAATTAATATTTATCCTTGTACCTGCAGGAATATTTTGTTGTGTAAAGTTACCTGAGTCATCTTCTGTAGAAAATCCTTTATACTGAAGAGAAACTCTTTGACCACCTGAGTTTTCTTCTGCCGATTGCATTCCCGGCAATATATCAGTTCCATTAGTTTTTGAAGTTGAAAAGTTATTAGCAAGCATTTTCATATAAACACCTGCAGGAGATTCTACACCTGTCAAAAAGTTTTCACTTTGAGACTTTTTTTCTAAAACAGTAGCCTTAACTAATCTATTTAAAGCATCTAAAGAATCTTTTTTGACTATTAAAACATCACCTTCCTCAACCTTTTGAATATTTTCACCTTCTAAAAGAAAATAAGTGTGACCATCAGAAGTATCTGTATAATAGAACCTAGAATATATTGTCTCATACTTTTCACCATCAGGTTTAATTACAAACTTATATCTTTTAGCAAAGCTAGGTGCTAACTGAGTAGTTGGTATAGTAACCTTTATTTTATTCTGACTAACACTATTTTCACTTGGTATTTTAACGGTATTATCTTGACTTGTTAAAGCTGTTGTAGCTCTATTAAATTCATCCATATACACAATACCAACCTGATAGCCTCTATTACTATGTAAGCTTTCAGGAACAGCTATTTTTTGAAATGCAGCTTCTGCTGCAGTTATATCATAGTACTCATAAATAGTATTTGACGCACTTGGACTTGATGTGTCTGAAGTGTAAGACATAGCTAAAATACTAATTACAATAGTTGTATTGTTTTCAACTGTAACTGTTATAGGTTGGTCTGTGCCTGTAATACCACTTTTATATTTATAGTATGGAATACCGTTAATATCAGATAGGTCATTTTTTAATAAACAATTAAAATTATCAGTAAAACTAGTACCACTACAAAAATTGTTAGCGACAGTTTCTATTTCACTAGATAAACCTATTGCTGATTGAAACTGATTACTTTCTATAAGCTCCTCTATAGAATCATAATCTTTACTTAAGGTAAAACTAAATCCCATAGCAATATTTTCATTTGTCTGCGTAGGTTTGGGAGTAGGATTTCCATTAAAAATATTATGGCTTACATTAAAAGAAAAGCTTAATGTAGAGCCACTAACTAAATCATTATTTATATCTTCTAAATCTACCTTAAAAGTACCTTTTGATGTTACATTGCCAAATAAAGAATATGTTTTATTTATAGGTGTTTCAGGATTTAATAATGTTGTTGAAATAGTTCTTTCTTCAAGCTCTGTAAAATAATCAATATTAACTCCATCTCCATTTCTAGTTAAATCATATCCATCAACATAATTACCATACATTAATCGGTTACCCATTAATGTTTGAGTTTTAGCTTTTAATGGAACATTATCATATAATCTTAATATCTCACCTGATGATAAAACTGTAAATATTTTGTTATCAGTAAATGTGTAGTTGTAAACTGTACTATCTAAGTAATTAAATTTAGTTTTATTTATTTTTTCAACAACTCTTATTTGAGGTGAGTCTGACTCTTTTACTAATATTTCTATATTTTTAACTCTACTTTCTCCTGAATTAAACTCAACATTTACAGTTGTAAATGTATTTGTCATACCCTCATTTAAATTAGTTTCAACAGATAAATTAAAAATATTTGGGCTAAATACAGGGTTACTAAATACAGATGTAGCAGAATACTCGTTATCATCATATTGATACCTATAACCAAAACAAATAAATCTTTCTTCTAAATAAGGATTTGATTCATTAGTTTTAACACCTGTTACTATTGGTGCTTGAGAAGGTGGCTTAACTATTACTTCTATATCCTGAGATGGAAAACCATCATTAGCACTAAGGCTAGTTGGGTATGGATAGTTTTTATTTACATTTATTTTTCTTGGAGGGTTATAGTTGTCTGTAAAAAATAATAAATCACCAACCATGTTAACCTCAGTAATTAAATATTGAGGGTTAAAATTTAATGTTGTGTTAGTAGGGTCATTTTCATTCTTAAAGCTAACTATGTGATACTCAGTACTCTGAGTTCCTACATTATATGAAACAATTAAATCAGCTTTGCCTGTGGATACAGAAGGTTGATTACTGTCATGTATAAACCAATATATTGTTTCATTAGCACCATCTTCAAAAGCTCCTATACATTTTGCATTGTCACTTAAATTATATTCAGTTGCACCAAAAACACCTAAGTTTATTGTTGTTAAAACCTCATTACCTTTTGTTGATTCAACAGAACCAACTTCAGATTCTTCGGTAGAACCAAGACGAACATTCATTGCATCTACATATTCACCGTTAGGTATAAGTCTTTCATCGAGAGACTTATTCATTCTCCCTTTTATAAAATGCCTTTTACTTTTCGCCATATTACTTTATCCACTTAGATTGACCACGTAGATTCATAAGCAATCTACCCGGATGAATATTACTCATTCTAATTTTTGCATTTCTTAACAACGCAGATTTTCTTCTTTGTGCTCTTCTAACAACATATTCTTGAACACCAAGTTTACTATTTAATAAAGCGTATTCAACATAAGCATATATGTAATCTTCAAATAGTTTATTTACAGAAACTAATGAGTCATCCCCACTTTCCATACCATCAGAAACATACTCTAAAACTACAAGTTCACCTGCCATTGTAGAATCAAAATTAATAACGCCTGAGCGTTTATCTATTTTAAATGTAGGGTTACAGTTGGCAGTCTCTGAATTTAATCCGTAACGAGCTCCTACGGTATAATCAAAATACCATTTTCCATCACAACAATATCCTTCTTTATTGTCAAAAGGACTTTTATCATTTAAGTATATACTTTTTTTACTTCCTGTAATTCTGTCAATATCTAATTGTGAATATTCAGGACTTAAAGCGTTTCCGTTTTCATCAAAAAGTATGTCATAATTATTGTCTTGTAAATAACCTTTTGCTGAAGTTAAGTTAATATTTTCAGTTAATGGCTGCAATAAACCATTCTTGTTTAAAGAAACTCTAACCCAATTAACATAATCAGCCGGTAAAATAAATCTGCAAGTATCATTAACTTGAAGCTCTAAAGCTTTTATTTCTTTAAAAGCATCATAGTTTAATTCTTGGATACCTCTTTTAGCATGAAATAATATTTTAAACCTTTCTTCATTATTTACTAATGAGTGGTTTCCTTGATACATAAGCATAAAATTATTTACAATATCTTTTAAGCTAACGTATTGGTAAGAACCCCAATTTTTATCTTTAGGGCTGTTACCGTCATTTTCGTAATATTGATACTCAGTTAAATATGCCATTATTTTTTACTAGTTTTTTTCTGTGTATTTTGTAGATTACCTTTCATTTCTTCATTGTTTGCAAAAGACATAACCATAGGTTCTCTAATTTCTAATCCTGCGTACTTTAATATATTATTAACTAAATCATTAAAGTAATCTTTTGGCAATTCAAAGTCTTGGTAATCAGTTGCTGATGCGTTAAATATAGGAGCCTGACCTATTAAAGTACTGTTATAAGTCCAAACAGGGTCTTTAGGGTATCTTACATATCTACAAAGAACGTCTGTAGCACCATTAATTGTGTTAGGATAAACGCCTAATTGGTCTCCTGTAACAACATATATTGGAAAAGACTTGCTAGGTTTTGTAATTGAAGATGAGTTTAAAACATCTAACTTTCCACTATCAACTTTTTCAGCTTCATTTAAAAATACATTATTTGAATAACAACTTATACTATTTATATAATAAAAATCAGAACCTGTTGTTGCTGCTGAAGGCATATAATAAAAGTTTTGATTAGCACTAACTTGAGTTAAATTTATATTAACTAAAAACAAATCTATTACTTCACGTATATTTTTAGTAATATTAGCATAATCTGTCCCGGACCTTCTTACATTTTCTAAATTTATCTGAGTGTTATATTGGTAAAACAAGTTTTCAAATATTTCTAGTTGAGCTTGTTTAGCGTACAAGTTAAAATCAGACGGTGAAAGATATCCGTAGTTGTTTTTATTTAAAGCGGCAAGAACCGTACTTCTTACTGAATCTATCATTTTTAAATATTTTTACAAATATACGCAAAAAAAAAGAGCCCTATAAAAGAGCTCTTTATATATAGTATTAATCTATTAACTCAATCTATAAAACAACATTCCTATATCTGAAGTAGGAGTAAATTCTGTTTTTTTAGTATATGAACCTCTTAAAGATTCATCTACAATATCAATAAATTTATTAGCCATTTTTTCATTATTTGCTGCTCCTACAGTTAAAACATTATCAGATTTTCTATAATAAAATATTCTATATTCATTTTCTGTTGAATCATCACTAGCAACCATTAGCCTTATATAAGACCCATGGGCAGAAGAATTACTAACTTCAAAATATTCAATGTTCTCAGGCTCAAGATAAATAGTCATTGTTTCAGAAGGTCTTACTATTACATATTTATCACCTGTTGAAAATCCTGAAGCGTTAGTTTCAAATGTTATTGTATTTTCGTCAACTACAGTATCTACAACAAATAATTTAACATTTGTGTTTGTAACAGGAATATATTTATATATTAAATCACCTGCTTGAACACCTTGAGTTGCAAAACTAGCTGAACTATCTATTAATTGAGTTGCACTATCACTAGTAGCTGCTTTGGAAGAACCTAAGCTTGCTACAATTTTTGGCATTTTAATTTTTATAACTGACATATTTTTTTATTTAAAAATCTATTTCCACCACAGTAGGTGCGTTAGGTATTTCAAAAATATTATTTGTAAGAGAAGAAGTTTTTGCTTCATATATAGTGTCTATCAATTGTTGTGCTTCCTTAACTCCACCTTCAAGCTTTACAATAAAAGGAGTTTCTCCTAAATAAACAAGTTTGTTTGAAATGGTCACATCAATTTCAGTGCTTCCCATTGCAGTAATGATTGCAAAATTTACATTTGAAACATTTAAAAGTTTAGGACCTAATATTTCGTCATCAACATTTAATTTTAAAAACTTAGTCATAAGAAAATTTTCTTAGTTTAATATAAGCACAAAGATAATAAAAAAAAAGGAAGCATTTCTGCTTCCATTTTTTACTTGGTTTCAAGTATTTTATCTAAATATGATAGAGTTTCTAACCCCTCATCACTTTGAAGATATGAGCTTATTGAGTGAACAGGGTCATCGCCAAATGGTATTACTAACATTCGTTTCTTATTAGTTGGTGTGTTAAAATACACCTCACTTTTATTCTTTCTAAATGTAAGAATACTCTTATCAATAAATGTTTTAACCTTAGCGTCCATACTTAATGAAGCATCCTTAGCTAATGCCATAAAGCCTTTAGGGTCATCCTTTGCAAATATTAATATATCTCTTCTTAATTCTGAAGATGTTATAGTGCTTGGGTCTGTACCAAAAGCTACTTTTGTTATAGCTTCAATTTGCTCTATATCTAGCTCTCTAGCCATTATTAAAGCATCTACCTCTAAGTTTAGGTCTTCAACAATATCAGCAGCATCTTTAGCTTTATCTACCCTAACATATATTTTATCAAGTGCAGGGTGACATTCTAAAAACTTTTGTAAAGCTTGATTTTCTTTTTTTACGTGTAAAAATCCGTCTATAAATTCTACAGGCTCTAATATTACATTACCGTCCTGCTCGTCAACGAATGGTGAGTTTTGATTCCTTGCATACCTTAGCTCTCTGTTCTGACCTGTATCATTATCAAACCAAAGCAAAGGTTGTCTTTTAGTACTTTTAGACTGTATTATAAGAGATAGCGGAGTAGCTTCTCTTTTAAGTTTGTAGGTTACATCTACAAGTGTATTTTTTTTCATTTGAGTAAAATTTAATTTAATTTAAAAAAAGTAAAGAGAGTCCGTTTAAACGGACCCTCTTTTATTTATCATCTTATTGCTCGAATAAGAAGAAGTTGTTTGCACCCATAGTACAACAAGCTCTCTCAGATAGGAAGTGAACTTCCATAGCATCTAAGTCAGAGTTCATAGCACCACCGGCAGAACCTATCATCCACGTCTTGTAACGTCTGTCTTCAGTTTCTGAAGCTCGGTAACGTACGTGTAAGAATGGACGCTTAGCGTTTTTACCTAACACTTGGTCATACACAGTAGTAGAACCTGCAGGTACTAATAATCCATTGATACGCCCTGAACCTGAATTAGTACTCATGTTACCTCTCATTGTAGGGTCATTTAGGTATTTCCAATCAGACTTGTAGAAGTCATAACCTCTACGGAATCCTGAGAATCCTAAGTTAAGTGCCATATCTCGGTCATTGTCAAATAGACCGTAAGATGTACCACCATCACCATAAGAGTTTTGAGCAGCTAACATATCGTCAATGTCAAAAGAGAACTGACGGTCAACGAAAAGAACATTCTCTTCGATAGCTCCTTGCTTATCTAAACGCTGAACAATAGTGTCAAAGTTTGTTAATGAAGAAGGGTTAGCACCTGACCATAAGTTACCTCTAGTTCCAACAACATGGAATATACCGTCTGTACCATCAGCTAAGGCAGCATTAGTTGTGTTAGCCATAGGAACTGCTTCTAACATAGCTGTTTCTAGGTAGTCGTCAAAACGTAAACGAGTTTCGTGCTCTGACTTTAAGTACCATAGGTAACCTGTTGCACCATTCTCAGTAGTTACTTCAACCCAACCAATTTGAGCCATATCAGAACCTGATACTGCGTACTTATCTTTAATGATAATTGGCTTACACTCAAAAATGTTGTCTTCAGCTTCTAAAGAACCTGACATACCCGAAGTACCTTTTCCAAACTCAGAACCGTAAACAAATACACTTAAAGTATCATTAGAAGCAAATGTTTGACCGGTTGATTCATAGTAAGCAACATCAAATGTTTTAGCACCTGAAGCAACAGCAGTTACAATAGCTTTGTTACCACCTGCACCATCGTTGTCATAGATGTAAACAGTTTGACCTACACGTATAGCTTGCTCACCATTTGCTGCTACAGCAGCATCTGAAATAGTAATTTGAGCTGTAGGTTGACCTGCAGCTTGGTCTGAACCACAATCAACGTATTTTGTATGTAAACGACCTTGCTCAGCCCACTTAATAAGGTCTGAGTTAGAAGGCATCTCTGCACCTACCATACGTAAGAAAGAAGAAACTGAACGATTTCCGTAACGCTCAAATTCTTTCTCATAGGTGTCAGGCAAATATTGACTTAAAAAGTCAAAGTTAGTAATATAATTACTAGCCAACGCTGTTTGCGTTGAACTTGGAGTTAAATTAAACCCCGGACTTGCTAATACTGACATAATTTGTCTTTTTAAATATTAAAAATTATTTTCTACTTCTAATCTTTAAACCACGACCTGAGTCATTATTTAAAGACCTATATGTTGTTCCTGATTTAGGAGTCGATGCAGGAGCATTACGAGTAGTCATATTAATATTTTTAGTCTTTCTCATAACATCTTCTGTTGCACTTGACCGACCTTGCTCATAAAAAAACTGAGCAAACTTTTCAGGATTCATTGCAACCGCTAGAGCTCTATGGTATCCTACAGCGTCATTCATCAAGCCGTTTTCATCTAAGTATTTATTTACAAAATTCATAGGTGAAAGCTGAGCTTTCTTAATTTCTTCTGCACTACCGGGATTAAAAGTAATTTTGTCTTCTCCAATACTGAACTCAAAACCTTTGAACTCTTGGTTAAAAACTTCATCTGTCTTCTTGGTAAACCATTCAGACTTTCTTTTAGTTTCCTCTTGCTGTGTAGCAGCATCATTTATATATTGCTTGTATGCTTCAAACTCTTTCTTCTCAGCATCCGACATACCGCTATCTCTTGACTCAAGAGGTTGCTTATACATATCTTTTTGCTGATTGAAATAGCTTTTAGCTTTTGCAATCATTTTTTTCTTTGCTAACTTCTTTTTTCTAATTTCTGATTCTTCATCAATATCATTATCGAAAGAATAATCTTCCATAAGCATATCAATATCTTCATCATCTAAACCTTCTTCAGTAGCTTTTAAATATTCTTTTAGCAAAGCATCAGGATTCATATCATCAAAATTACGTTGTAACTTAACATAATCTTCGATACCTCTTCCTGTTTCTTTTTTGTACTTAAAATAAGCAGCTACATCCTCAGGTAATTCATCTTGAGTTTCTCTCTCAGCAAACAAATCATCTATAGATGTAATCTCCTTATTATATCTATTTCTAATATGTGAAAGAACTTGCTCTTCTGTGAGCTCTATTTCTTGAGGTTCTTCTTGAACCTCTTCTTTTACTTCTGACTCAACAACAGGAGCTTCTTCATTTGAAACTTCTTCCTTAGGTGAATCATCATTTAAACTTTCTTCGTGCTTTTTTAAAAGCTCCTCTTCAACTTGTTGAACTGATTTTTCTTCAACTTGTCCGAGGTCTCTAACTTTAATTTCCATTTGATTTAATTTAGTTATGCAAAGTTAAACAAAATTTATTTATCTTTTAGACGTGTATTTTTTAGTAACCTTACCCGCCTTAGTGTTAGGTACAAACTGCTTTTTACCTCCACTTCTTTTCTTTTTCTTAGCAGTCGCAGCTCTTTCAGCTTTTGACATACTTCTAGCTTTTGCTAGTGGTAGACATCTGTCAGGATTCTTTTTATTTTTACTAGTACCACAAGCTCCTTTTATAGAGCCATCAGTTCCAATACGAACCCATTTTTCTTCTCTCCATTTTTTTAATTCGCCCATAATTATTTTAAAAGACCTGCTTGTTTATATGCTTTCTTTAAAGACTTTTTAGGCAGTTCATTTATATGATAAACATACACACTATTTTTTGTATGATTTTTACCTGACATAAGTTTGCCTTTGCCATCTTTATGAGTCAATCCTTTATAGATTGTTCCATCTTTTTTAAAGTGAGGTACTCCTTTCATATTAATAAGATTTTTTTTCTTTTCCGTAACCCGGGTTATTTCTTAAACTTCCACTCATTTGATTTGCAAAAGAGTTAGCTTGAGCTTTACCTGTTGCACTGTAAGGAAATTTTTTTGTTTTCATCTTATTAGTTACCGGACATTTGTACTTAACTGTAGGCATTTTTTTTCTTTTTTCTTAGTTTAACGAAATCTGACTTGGTAATTTTATCGTAAGGCTTAGTAAGCTTAGCAATTTTCTTTTGTCTATTAGTAAGTTTACTCATTATTTTTTGGATTTTTTAGCGTAGTTAGGGTCTTTACAATATTTACTTGCAGCCATATTTGCATATGCTGAAGGGTATTTATCGAATGTTCTTTTAGCCCAAGCTATTCCCGCAGGGCATATCTTATTTCCTTTTGTTCTTCCTTTAGTAGCCATTATCGTGGGTTAAATTCTGAAAAATCAAATCCATCTAAAGAATCTTCATTTGACTCAAAGTTCTTAGGAGGTAGATTGTTTTTTCTTTGGTTTATTAATTGACTCTGCTGAGTATTTTGCTGACTAATTCTTTCGCTTTTAGCCTTTTCTCTTTTACTCTCTCTTTGGCTTAATGCTTGCTCATCAATACCTCTTAGTTGCATATTAAGCTGAAACTCTTTATCCATAAGTTGAGTTTTAAGCATAGCCTCGTTTTTCATCTTTTCAATTTCAAAAGCAATCTCTGCTTGTTTAAGCTGCATCTTAGCTTGCGACTCAGCTTGAACTTTTTGCATGGCTGTTTTTGCTGCCAATTCTTGAGACTTTAATTGTTGCTGAGCTGTTATAGCTTGCTTTTGCATAGCCATCTTTTCATCTCTTTCTTGCTTTTTAATTCTCTTAACCTTAAGTAATTGATTAGCAAGTTTAATATTTCTAAGTTCTCTTATATCAATAGCATCCTCTAAATTAATATCCTGTTTAGATAATGCCATCTGTATATTCTGTTCTAGCTGAGCTCTTTCTTCTTCATCAGGAGAAACTTCTATAAATATACCAAAGTCATATAAATATAAATCTTTTATATCTTTTAATATAGATACATTGTATTTACCTATTTGATTTATAAACTCATCTTTAAAATCAGCATACTCTAAAATATCAGAAACTCTGTAAGTCAAAGCTTCAGCAATACTTCTATATATGTATAAGCTACCATCAAGAATGTGTCTTGTAGCAGTATTTGAATTAAGTGCTGCTAACTTCTGAATACCTACTAAAGAGTTAGGGTCAGGAGTTGAACCATCTCTAGCCTCATTAAGACCGGTTACGGCTCTAATCATACCTAAGTAATGATTGTAGTTGTTAATAAGCATATTTGCTTTACTTGCACCTGAGTTTGATGTTAATTGTTGAATAGGAATTTTACCTTGATTGTATTCACCATCTTGAGTATAGCTTCTACCAATTACACTACCTGTTTGGAAATACAAACGTAGTGCATCTTCAGGATTATAAGAACCACCTGTACCTAAATCAACTTCATTTAATCCGTCAGCATCTATATATACACCATCAGGTACTGTTCTAGCAATAACCTGTTGAAGCTTTAAGTGTGTTATCTGTATTAAGTCTGCAAAAGGAATCATACGTCTTACTAAAGACTCAATATTACCTTTATACATACGAGGAGCTACTGCAACATAATTAGGAATAGCGTGTTGACTTGCTGATTTAGGTCTTACCATATTCTCAGCCATATCCCACTTAAGTATTATGTTAGTACCCATAACCATAACACCCTCATACCAAACATCAATAGTTTTTTCCATCTTCTCAAAGTTGCCCTCTTCCATCATTTCCGTAGGAGGATTGAATTGGTCATCTTTTTCTATCATCTTAGAATTACCATTATCATATACTTTTTTCTTATAAACCATCTTCTTAGTTGTTTTATAATTAAAGTACATAACAGTAGCTGTATCTTTATAAAAGATATCGTTCTGTTGAAACTGAGCTGTATTATAATAATTGTACCAACTTTGAGAGTATTTAGATATTTTTTCTAAATCTTCATTAGTTAATGTTGGGTCTATTTTTTTTAATTCTACAATAGGGAGTGTTTTTACCTCACCCCAATAAAAACAATCTTTAAAATGAGGGTCTTCAGTATAGCTATATACAACATTTGCAGGGTCAACATAATCAACTTTAACTCCCGCTCCCGGTAAAAATTCATGCTTTGCAATACCTAAACCTAAAACTGTTAGGTCATAGTCAAATCTTTTTCTAAGGTCTGAATATTTATTATCTGCTAAAAGAGTGTTAATAGCTTCTTCTTCAGCTATCTCTATAGCAGGTTTATAATTAAGGTTCATGTATAATGAAAGCTCTTCATCATTTTCAGGTAAATCATCGGGGTCCATAGTAAATGGATTTACACCGGAATTTTCTTTTATAGTGGTAAGAATATCCTTAGCTACCATTTGACCTTGTATCATATCTTGATACTTACTTCTTTTTGATTGAGACATAGCGTCTTCAGCGTATGCACTAACCTTAAACATTCGGTCCTGCATACCATTAACAACAATATCAACAAACTTTGGTAAAATAGGAACAGGAGTCCAATCAAGGTTTAAATAAGAAAGGTCACCATCTACTGCAAGCTCATTTTTATACTTGCCAATTGATTGCTCTCCACGAGCATATAATCGTAACCTATGAAAATCTCTAAATTGGTCGTAATACCTACAAGAACCACCATCTCTTTTAAACCACTCATATTGAATAGCCTGACCTATCTGAAGCCCAAATTCTTTTGTAGCTTTTTCAGAATCAGAAACAAATTGACTTGGAAATCCTGAAGGTGATATGTTAACATTTACCTCTTCCATTTATTATATTAATTCACTTATTGAACCTTTGTTGTTGTATCTTGCAAAGGTAACACTTATTTTTGACTGTTTTTGTTCGGGTTGATATAACTGCTTCTGATTAGCCATAATAGCTAAACCTGAACTAATAGACGCATCAAACTTTGTTCTATTTGTAATATCAAATTTTGCCCAATCTTCTAGCGTTCTCATAAATGGCATACTACCCATATCATCAGGGTCTCTATATGTACCACTTAAATCAATGCCTACATATTTTTCTATGTAAGACTCTATAGCTGCAGCGTGTGCTTGTTTTACATCTTCAGATGAGTTAGGTATACCACCTAACTCTTTTTCTGTCTTAGAAAGCTTGTTATACACCTTGTCAGGTCTATTCATAGAGTAACCCCTATAACCTCTATTTTTAAAATGATAAAGTAATCTAGGTTTGTTGTTCTCACAAAGAAGAGGCATTCCGTAAAACACGCAAGCCATAAGAACATCTTCAAAAAATATTTCTGCCGTCTGAGGTCTTGCTATATATTCTAAGAAAAACTCATTACTAGGAGCTTCATCCATATTAAATTTTGTAAGACCGTGAAGAGCACCATTAGAACCTTTACCTCCTACAGTACCTGATATATCATAAGAGTCACAACCAAAAGAACCTATATGTTCATTTGCCGGGTACTTCATACCTCTTTTAGAAATAAACTTGTTTTGTAAATTTTTATTTGGCATCCAACTAATTAAAAACCTACCCCTCTTATCAGGACTAAAAACAACTTCAGTATCTTTTTGTCCATTCTTCCAATGAAAAGAACCTCTTGTAACATGACGTTCCAATATTAAAGAGTCATTGTAATCTATTTGTTGGTATATTTTTGTTAAGTTAAATAATGCTTGTTTACTTTCATCTCTAAATGCGTGAGACTCTGTTCTAGGAAATTGTCTATAAAATTCATTCAAAGCATCAGCATCGTTTTTTAACGACTCTACTTCAGCTTCCCAATAGTCAACAGCACCATTATCAATCATTTCATTATCAACACCTAACAAAGGTTTAGATGGTTTCTTAAATACAGGCATTCCATATCTATCTATAAATCCTTCCATATTCCATTCCATAGGAATAAACAAGGCATACATACCACTTTTAGTTTGACCATTAGAGTTTCTTTCTAAAACATTTGAATCTTCGTATAGCTTTTTAAAATTACTACCACCCTTACTTAATGCGTTAGATGTAGAACCCATCATACATTTACCTATAATCTTACTACCTAGTCTTAAACAAGTTTTAGTAACCCTCCAATTGTTTAATATATTGTTAGGCTTTATCCACTTACCACTCTCATCGTGAACTAATAATAAAAGTTTTTCACCATCATAAGAGTTGTCATCTGTGTTTTTCCAATCTATTGTAGTATCAAGACCTTCAAGCTCTTCCGATTCATTTTCATACATATTCTTTTTTGTAATCTTAGATGCAGGAATCCTAAAAGCTAATTCAGTTTTAGGTTTATCCATACCATCCATAATAGGTTTAAAAAAGAAAGGTAGCCTACTATTTATAGGTACTACTTTATCTGTAAACATTTTCTTAGCATCACTACCTGTTTTAGATAATATACCTACTCTTGAGTCACGTGCTAATGTACCTGTATTTACCGCTTCTGATGAACCCATAAAAGAAAAACCTGAACGTCTTATTTTTAAGTAGGTCATTCCAAAAGACCTTTTATCAGCTTTACAAGCTTCCCAAAAAATAAAAAATATTCTATTAGCTTCACGGTAGTCAGGATAACCAACGTCAATTGAAGTCCATTGAAGATACATATAATGAGAGCCGGTTATATAAACAGGGTCGCCACAGTTCATAAACCAATAACCATCTTCTCTTCTATCAAATTCATTTTCAACATAATCAACCCACCTATCTTTAAACGAAGACGGCATCTCATTCCATTGAAATATTGAATTTATTTTACTAAGTTCTTTTGGATAAATTTTTCTTTCCCAATACTGCTCTTTTCTTATATCACTACGTTTATAAACATTTTTGGGTTTTAATGGTAGCCCTATCTTTAAACCTGATATTTCTACAATTTCACCTACTTGACCGGTTTTAGATATGTTAACAAAGTCATACTCCTGATTATATCCATACAGCCAACTCTTATTATTATTTTTTTTAGTAAGAGGTCTATTCGGTATATATTCAGGTATTACTCTATAAAGTTTATTTTGACCTTCGTTCTGCAAATCCTTGTTTAGTATCAGTTTTGTTTCGACCTTTTGATTCTATTAAAAGATTTTCTTCTTCTAAATCAATACGCTTTAATATTTCAAAAGCATCAAATATTGCAAGCTTTTTTGTTGCTGCAGCATTTTTTAATCTATCTGCTGCTAATTCATCTTCAGGGTCAGGTTTTATAATTTCTTCCTTAGCAACTTTTATAAGTTGAGATACAGCTCTACGACCTGCTTTTATTATTTCTTCTTTTAATTCTTTAGATGAACTCATGACATTTTAATTGTTATATTACTGTCATACATTCTATATAAAACTTGACCATCTACATAAAACTCGTATTCACTATCAGGTTGAAATATTACTGTATCACCTGACTTTATTCCTTGAGATTTTAAATAATCATTAGGATAAACTATTTCTCCTGTCAAAGGCTCATACCTACCACTTTTAGAAAGAAAGCTTTCTTTTTTTTCTATAGGTTTTACAAAACAATACTTATCAAAAGTAATCCAATCATTATCTTTTTTGTATAAAAAAAATTGACCTTCATCTATAAAAAATAAATTATCCTTAAAGTAACTTTTACCACTTTGTCTTCTTCCTTTCATATCATTATAAAATTTAAAAACATTGTGATGAACTAAAAGAATATCTCCTTTACTAATAGGTCCTGAATAATTTATTGGAGTTTCTACTACAACAGCTTCTCTGTTAGAAAACTTATGGTCTTCTTCAGAAGTACTTACAACAAACTCAATACCACCTATTGACTTTGTGTTTGTATACCTTTTACCTTGTAAAGGCTCTACTATAAAACTATATGGAGATTTCATTACGACTCAGAATCTTCAGAATTTTCTTCTTCTTCTTCTAAGTCTACAATCCAAGAGTCAAAGGTGTTGTCTCTTGCCTCATCAGCTCTTTTAAGTTCTTTAAGAGCTTCATTTTGGTCTTTACTCATTTTAAAAATTTATATTATATTCTATTGAAATTGGTATGTTATGATTGAACTCCTTCCAAAGAACAATCTCATCATTTTTTATAATCCATATTCTTACAGAAGAATCATGCTCTTGTCGTATTAAATGAATTTTATAGTTTCCATTTAAAATAGTTTGACCTACAATGTAGTGCATAGCACTTCCTTTGTAATCAGCACCTATTGATATTTTTCTAATATCCACTAATTTATTTTAATTATTTGTATAGCCGCTGAAGGAACTCCACTGAAACCTGTAGTTCCTGTAGGTCTGTTAACTAAAGCTGTTCTAAATTGACCCGGATTAGGAGCATTGCTATAAATACTACCCGACCAATAAAACTGAAGATTAGTATTTTCAGCAATATTATAAAATGGATATTCTTGTATTAATGTTTGTGCAGGGTCAAAATCAGTTGCGTCAAAAAATACAGTATTTTGAACAGTATTAAAAGCTTGAGTTCCATCTTTTTCTACTGTAAAATAATAATCTATATGACGGTCTGATGCAGATGTCTGAATAGAACCACAATTTATAGCTACTCTAACTGAATAACTTCCGGCAGTTAAAATGTTAATAGTTCCGTTTGCTTCTAAATCAATATCAGTATTTGTAATTGCAGAACCAAAGCTAACTTGAGTTTTTGTACTAGCTGCAGTTAATTCTTGGTCAGAAAAATTTTGTGTGTCAAGAACAAGTGTTGGTGTTGGTACTATTAAATCTTTAACACCTTGTAAAGTAAAATGTTGATTTGGAACTTGTGGACTAGCTACATCAGTTGCAAATATTTTATCTGTTAATGCAGGAGCTTGAAGTCCTGTTACAGGTAATATTGCATTTTTAACGCCATCAATAGTAAAAGTTCGGTCTGCAATTCTTGGATTAGCTTCTGATGGATTAGCAGCAAATAATCTATCTGATAATGTAGCTGACCCTGCTGTTGTTTGAGGTATTATTGTATCCCTAACACCTTCAAGTGTAAAATTTCTATTTGGTGTACGTGGATTACCTGAATCATTACTTCCAAATACTTTATCTGTAAGTGCCGGTGTTTCTGTTGTTGTTTCAGGCAGTATTGTATTTTTAACGCTTTCTACTGTAAAATTTTTAGTTGCGTTAGTTGGATTACCATTAGCATCTGAACCTATAAGTTTATCTGTAAGGGCAGGAGTGGCTGTTGTATATGAACTAATCTTAGGCATAGGTTTCTTTTTTTGTTATTGCAAAGATAATAAATTATTTTTTAGACGAACCTCCAAAGAAAAAGTCAATAATAGTATTAACCTTACTTGACATAGCACCAAACACTGTAGATATAAAACCTATCTCATAGTCTGACAACTCCAAAGTATTCATTACAAAATACTTAAACATAAAGTAAGAAATAAAAAAATAAGCACAAGTAAATATTATAGCTAATAGTTTTTGTATAATACTATCATCACTAAACATTGTTCTAGCACTTTTTCTATCCTCTACCTCTAATCTAAAAATTTCTTGCTCGTGTTCTTTTCCTAGTTGCTCTAATTTATTTTTAAGAGCTAATCTTTCTTCATCAGTTGTTACAACCTCATCTATAATAGTTGAAGCTTGACCAACTAATTTACTTATTATATTTTTAAACATATTTATATTTTGTTTTTCCTTTTTCGTTTTTATACGCTTCAAGGATTTCTTTTCTATTTTCCTTTGACTTTAATGATATATGAATCCAAGCGTAATCAAATTCATTTATCATTTGGTCAAACTCTATACCTGAATCTATAACCCAATCATAAATAACTTTGTTATTCATTTTTCCTTCCTTCCAAAATTGGAGGTCCAAAGCCTCACCTTTGCAATGTTGCGAGCGACTACTTCCCCCGATAGCTTTATTAAGTTTTGGGCTGCGATAACCACTACTAATACGAATAGGACCAATAGCGTCCCGCATAGGTTGTATGAGATTATCAATAACCCTTTGCATATTTTCCAAGTGTTCATCAGACATTTCATTGCTAATATCTAATCTTTTTGCTGTATTACTGTGCTCTATTTCAGCACGAGTAAAGTTTTTACTTAACTTCATTTTTATTTATTTAAAATGCTTCCATAACTATTTCATCTATAGAGTTTTGAACTTCACTCTTAGTAGCTTCCATAGTCATCATTATATTTGCTTGAAATCTTTTTACCTCTTCATTGTTATTAAATATAACAATAGTAGGCACAACTACTATTTTATATTCTTTAGACCACCTTGAATCTGCAGCTATATCTACTCTTTGTGTTTCACAGTCTGTAAGTTTAGACAACCAAGCTACTTCGTTAGCCTTATTAAAACTTGCATTAAACTCAACAGCTACCATACCATCAGGAAAGTCTTGTGAATAGCTTAAAAAAGGTGTTAAAAAAAGTATTAATAATATTCTCATATTACTATTTTAAGTTATCAATCTTAGTTTCCATTCTTAACATATGGTCTTTTATTTCTTTAACATCTTCTTGAGTAGTCATGATAGTTTGTCGGATAAGTTGGTCTTTCATGTCATACTCCATACGAGTAATCTCAGGGTCAGGAGGTAATGGTAACTCTTTAGCGTCTGCTATATCGTTTTGAAGTGTAAACCACATACCTACTAATGTAAATATAAGTGCAGCAATACCTGCTAATGTTTTTAAACTTATATTAAAAGACGTTTCTTCGCTTAATTCTTTTGCCATTTTTAAAATATTACATAATTAAGTCCAACACTAAAGTTGTGCCATTTTCTATTCCAATACTTATTATATCTTCCTTCTACAAATATACCTAAACTTTTATTAAACTTATAACCATAAATTAAACCTAAAGAATAGTCAATCCATTGACCATTATTATATTTATGATATGAATATAAATTATCAGTATCTACGTGGTATGGCATAATGTTTCCCCAAGTATGAAACCAAAAGTCTTTTGTAAAATGGTAATAGTCTAAACCTAAAACAAAAGAATACTCAACAATATTTGATAAAGAGTTTCTTTGTTTTTCTACATAATTATTTATAACTTGAGGTATAACAACCTCTTCCCATACTTCTTGACTGTTAGCTACAAGCTCTCCGTCAGGTGAAAAATATTCTCCCCCTAGGGTTATGTTGTATCCTTCTTGAAGTGCAAGGTATGTATAATGTAAAGTTCCATTATCAAGTACCCAATCTTCAAGAGGGTCAAATCCGTAAGGTTCGGCAAGTCTTTGCACTAAACCCCCGTTAAACGAAAGCTTGCCATCCCTTACTTTTAATCTAAATCTTTCAGACGCTTCAAAGTATTTTATATCAGCAAACCCATCTTCTAAATATTCTATTTTACTAACCCACTTGTCAGCAACGTATCTAACAAAATGATGTTGATTAGTATAGTTTATTCCTAGTCTTCTTACAAAATCAGCCTCAAACAAATATTCAAAACCATCTACTCTACCAATAGTTGCGGCATCAGAATAAGAATTTTCTGTACCATTATAAAAAGTAAGAGCTCTATTTTCATAACCAAATCTTTTTATCTTTCTTATACCTACAGAAAAAGTATAATCAAAAGGCGTTTCTATTGTTTGCTCTTGCAAAGAACCTGTAGTTACAGACCATATTTGATTATCACCTAATGACGTTCCACCATTAACTGCGGCATAAATAGTAGAATATTTAAATATTTTATGCAAGCTTTGAGCGTTGCAACTACTAGATACAAGCGTAAATAATATTGTATACGCTATAGCCATTCCTAGCCAAAAAAACATATAAGCTATAGCAGGTGTAACTTTTTTTAATACTCTTCTCATTTCTTTAATACTTTTGTGGTACTTGTATTACCATCATATGTTACACTAAAATTATACACACCTGCAGGTAGCAAGCTTACATCTAATTGATTTAAACCTTTTGTAGTATGATTTTCTTTAACTTTTATTACAAGTCTACCTGACACATCATATACTTCTATATCTACAGGACCATTTGTTAGTATATTTAAAACGTCACCCATAGGGTTAGGATACATAACTATATTATGTCCTCTAAGTAAGTCTCTTGTATCTAAAGGACTATCGTCTGAACAACTCCAATATAACTGCTGACATTTTTCATCCCAATTTGTATTACAACAATAAGGGTCTACCATAATAACCCAAGCATAACAAGTATCATTTAACCAATAAGGGTCACCCGGCTCTCCTACACAACCTGCATCATATAAACATTCAGATTCTGTATTAGCAAAAACATTATAATTATATGCACTTGCATCCATACAACCCTCTACTATTAATTCGCACTCATCTTCTGCATTAGCTAATGAGTCATAATTAAATGCCGTACTATCCATACAGCCATAAATAAATGGTATACAACTAAAGTCTTCTGTATTAGCTTCTTCATTATAATTAAAAGCTTCAGGGTCTGTACAGCCTAACACTGTAATAAAACAAGAACCATTATCAACATTAGCTATAGGGTCATAGTTGTCAGCTAAGGTATCCATACAACCAAAATATAAACAAGACCCATCTTCTGTATTAGCAGCAAAGTTATAGTTCCATGCTATTTCATCCATACAACCAACAACTACTGCTACACAACTACCGTTGTCTACATTAGCAAGTGAGTCATAGTTAAATGCGAAGGATGAAGTACAACCTTCTACTATTTCAATACAAGACCCATCATCTGTGTTTGCTAAAGAATCATAATTAAGAGATTGTTCATCTAAACAACCATAAACTGTAGGTATACAATAATCACCACAAAAAGGCATTGCTTCATATATAGTCCAAAAAGGTGGACCATATGGTTGAAGTGCTCCTTGTCCATTAAAAGAAAATGGAAACACACCACCCTGTAGCGTTACATTATCATTTGAGTTTATAAGTCTAAATGAATTGTGCATAGTTTGAAAACTAGCCTCTTGAATAGGCTGTTGAGGTCCCACCACTTGAAAGTAAAACACTTTTATTGGTTGGTCTGTATGCAATTGGAGAGTAAATTCTTTTTGATATAATCCGGGCTCAACACTAAACTCACCTATTATATCATTACCTTGAGAAATACCTATATAAGAACTACCCCAACCATCACCACCATCATCTTCTAATACTAAAGTATATTCACACTGAGGTATTATTTCATTTAACGTAGCTTCAGGATTGTAATTAAAAGAATTAGGATTTATACATCCTAAAGTATGTAATGTTTCACAGCTACCATTATCTATATTAGCATTAGGATTAAACTCAATATAATCTGCATCTAAACAACCCGGTATAGCCTCAACGCCACAAGCAGGTATCCATAAAGGTCCTGAATAAGCAACACTTCCAAAATTAGCTGTGTCTAAGTCAAAAAATACATCAGGACCATTACCACAAGGGTAGTCACCATATATGATAAGGTCTCCATCAGAACCACCATTATACAAAGAGCCTGCAAGCCCATCACCATATGTGTCGCTAAGAATAATTTCAACACCCGTTTCAGGTACGCAAATATCATATACAATAGTTTGGTTTGATTGATTATAATTAAATGTTCCTGCAGGAATATTTTCTATATATTCACCATTAGATATATCAGTTACAATAAGACCTGTTTCACTAGGAAATTGGTCTAAAGTAAGTGATATTTTAATTAATGAAAACCCTGAAGAACATTCAGAAACAACACAGCTACCATCATCTAAGGTAGCCCAAGGATTAAAGTTTGGTGATTCTATATCTGTACAGCCAAGTACTGCAGATTCGTCTATTGGAATCTCACAGTCTCCTGCGTCATAACCAAACTCTTCACAATTAAAATCTATAGGAGTGCCGTTCCATGTATAAGAACCGTCATCACAAAACCCATCACCTATCCAACTTTGCGGTGAAGGTGTTCCAAAACAATCTATAATAGTATCTTGAGAATAAGAAATACCTGCTATCAGCAGGCATATAAATAATAGTACTTTTTTCATTTTACCATTTAACTTTATCAGCCCAATAGGCTGCTGAACATCTTCCTTTTTTAATGTTTTTTGCGTGTCTTGCTTTAAATGATTTTCTTTTAGCTTTCATTCTAGCACTTTCACCTTTTCTAGGTGCACCTGCTGTGCCTGAAACTGTACCTACTTTTTTACCTTGCTGACCAAAACGTATAGTCTTTAACTTACCTTTACAGTTTGTTACAACAACGTGTGACTTTGTTTTATGGCTAGGAGTTCTTTTTGGCTTGTTTAAGCCACTAACTCCTGCACGTTTTAGTGCAGCACTCTTTTGTTTTTTACTTATCATCCTTAACTATTTTATAGATTATTTTACAAGGAGGAAATGTTGCAGTTGTTATCCACATACTATAATTCTTCTTCAGGTATGTTTGCGTTAATAAAAGCAATTGCTTCTTTATTTGTCATTAAGGTGTTATTAGGACTACTAAGACCCGAACCTAACGATATTAGAGCAGAGACCTCTGAAGATGTCCAACTTGCTTCTAACTCCATAACATAATAATTTACACTATCAACAGTAACTGTTACTACAGCTCCAAAAAGAGATTTATTGATTTCACCTAATTCTCTAAATGTAGGTGTAGTTTTACCTGTCTCAACACCTTCATCATCAAACACAGGGATTCCATATTTATTTACTAACTCTGTTGGAATTGAGCCTTCATAGGTTGACTCATTTAAACTGATGTATACATTTCCTCTCATAATTATCCTCTTGAAATTTTAACCACATCTCTGTCATTCCATAATTGACCTGCTACTCTAGGGTCTGATGTTGGTAAAGAAGAGCCTGATGCAGTTGAACTTATACTATCTGCAACAACATCATCATCTGATGTGTTTTGAACAGACTTTAAAAGTATATGACAAAAAGCTCTTAGTGTTTCAGCAGTAATAGACTTTTCTCCTGTAGTTTCAAAAAGCTCTTCTACCATATCAAGAAGCTCTGCTCTTGTTCTTTTTTCATCTGAATCTACTACAACCTTAGTAAGAGTTTGTTGTCTTACTCTAGTTTTGTATGCGTTTCTTGTTGACGAATTTGTGTAATCTCCTTTTGCCATTTTATCTATTTTTAATTTCCATAATCTGATGAGAAGTCATCACTAAATGATGAACCAACTGTATGCGTATCTAAACCTGCTAGATAATTTTGTTCTATTTCATCTGAACTTAAAAGTCTGTTATAAAGACGAACATCATCTATTAGCTGTTTATAATATCTTGTTGAAGTGTTATCAACACCTATTTTAGGTTGAGCTGTATTTAAAGTTACAACAGAAGGTGAAGTCGGTATAGCTGCTAAATCTCCATTAATGTATAAACTTGAAACACCACTTGGAGTTCTTACAAGAGCAACATGATACCATTGTCCTTTAACAAATGTTGTAAGTGAATCTATTGTTACACCCGAAACATAAGCACGTATTTTATTTGAGTCAAATGTTACTATCCCAACATTACCTGCTGCAGTAACATCGTTGTTACCATCAAAAACCCATATAACATTAACAGTATCACCTGTATTTATAAACTCAGCTTTAACCCAAGCTTCTAATGTGAAAGGACCATCTCCTATATTTAAACTAGTAGATTGAGCTACATCAGCATAACCTGTTCCGTCTAAATTAAATGAATGCTCTCTAAGTCTTAAAGAGTTATTAAAACTATCCTTACCTTTATTTTTTGGGTCTTGTATAATACTTGCACCTGAAGGATGAGAATTAGTAGCTCTTATATAAGGTTTTAATATATTTGTACTAGCATCAGTGCTAGTCATGTGAGCACCCGCAATAATTACTTCAGTTAATTCATTATCAGAGTGTCTAAAGTCTACTGCGTAGTAATGGGCATTAGAAGACGTACTAAAGTGTTGAAAAAATTGCCACTCATTTGTAACAACAGGAAGATTTCCACTATTAAAATTCGTATAATAAACATTTAAAGCTACCTTACCTGAGCCACTAACTGTTTTAGCCCAAATACCTTTAGCTTTACCTGTTGCAATTACATTCAAATTGTTGCCCGAAAAAATAGCACAATACTGTGAGCTAGGCTGTGATGCGGTTAATTTCCAAGCTTGACTGACTCCCGGAGGTAAATCATTTATATATTCAGTACGAGTTATTCCGGAAGCTGTCCATACTGCATTACTTATATCTTCATTATGAAGAATTAAATTTTCAGCATTATAAGTGTAGTCCATCATACCTAATTGAGGTATCGTAGACTGACCATTATTATATACCGCACCATTAATTTCAGTATCTCTATCAACAACATTTTGAATTTCAATATCTTCTATTAAAGCTTGGGTTGTTGGACCAAAAGTAAAATTATAATCTCCTGAACCTGATTCTATAATAACTTCATTAACTATTTCGTTTGTAGCACCTGATGTAGGAGTAAGTGAAATTTCAGTATTATCAGTTTTAAATTCTATTGAGCCACCTGCATTAATAGTATATTTAAATGAAATTAAATATTTTTCTCCTACATCTAGTGATGTTGCAGTAGACTTTTTCTTAGCTATTCTAAATTCATTATTTACAGTATCAGGCAGTGTAGAAATTAAGTTTGAACTAATAAATAAACCATATCTATTTTGATGATTTTCAAAAGTGTTTGTATAGTCTGAATTTACTAATGATAATTCTTCATTATAACCACTGTTAATAGCAAGACTTCCGCTACCTTCATTTAATGGAAAATATCCTCGTAAATTATTTGGTAATATATTAGTAGTAGGATTGTCTAAAACAAGATGATTAGGATTTTGATAATCATATAAGGCATCTTCAGCAGTCCAAGCTGCATTATAAACTTGTACATCTGCAATCTTACCATCAAAATGTTTTGCGTTAGCTGCATTAGTACTTCCTGTAGCTCCTATTGCAAAACCAACACCAAACCTGTATGGAGATATAGTTGTTGACTCTTGACCGGGTTCACCATCTAAATATACAGTCATATTACCATCAACAATAACAGCTACAACTCTTTGCCAAACTAAATCCCTAATATTTTTAATAGGCTTTATGTTCACATAACTATTTGTAGTGTCATATTTATTGACTACAAGCTTAGTTCCTTTTATAGATATTCCAAACCTATTATCAGTATCTATTCCATTATTAAATATAGATTGTTCTTGAGTTACATCATTAGTGTTAAACCAAGCAGCTACAGTCCAACTTCCTGAAGCAATATCTATTGGAAAACTTGATGTATTATAGAGTTGGTCGTTTACACCATCAAAATCAAGTGCTTTACCTGTAAAAGGAGTTGCAGGATTTTTTATTGGACCTATATCACTGTACGTTAATTCTTTTATTGAAATGTCACTAATATTAATAGAACCAACACCTGTATTCTTAGATTTTATTCTTGCAGAAGTATTACCTGTACATTGAGCAGTAAAAGTAAATTCATCTGTTCCATTAAAATTAAAAGATTCTGAGTTTACGCCAAGGAACATACTAAAATCACCTGAGGTATAGCTTGAAAACTTTACAGTCATTCTATAAATCTTACCTATAGTAAGTATGTTATTTGTAAGAGTGCTTCCTGTACCGTCATTGGTAGCTACACCATTTGATACACTCCAACCACCATTAGCATTCCACGTTCCATCATTTAATTCAGAGCCAACATTTTCAGTTAAACCTCTTGAAGCATCAGGCACAACCTGAGTTATTTCTTTTACTGACACATTACTAACTGAAAAAGTTTGAGTAGCATTATTATTTTGAATAACTACAGAGTGCTCATCAGAAGTAGCGGTCATAATCCTTTTATAAGTACCAACAGAAGAAAAACTTTGTTGAATAGTTCCCGAAAAACTACCAACATTTTTACTTCCAAATCCAAAGTTTAAAGTACTGTTGCTTATACTATCTATTGTAATAGTTAACTCATACTGAGCACCAACTTTTGTTTTTAAGTTTTGTAATCCTCTTCTATATTGAGCTCCTGAACCATCATAACTAAGAGTTCCGTTAGATATACTATAACCTTGAGACCCATTATAAATCCAATTACCTTCACTAGAAAAATCGCCATTAGTAACTAGCTCTTTATCTTGTTTTTCAGTTCTTTCAAAAGGAAGCCAAAATCTTAGATTTTCAAGTACAACTTGAGACACAACAGTTGCTACTGCAGATGTTGCACTTAATATTATATTACCTATAATATTTAACATAACTTACCAAAGAGCTACTAGGTTAGTAGCAGTAGTGTCAGTTGAATTTATTCTTTTTATATCATTTATAGGAACAAATAAACCTGTAGGCACACCACTTAAAACAACAGTATCACCACTTATAGTAGTAACTGATATATCTCCTGTTCCACCACAATACAATGCACAACCCATTGGAGGATTATCAACTGTTGAGTATATAACATATGTATATGAACTAGGTACAGTTGAAGTTACACTAAGAACGGTAGCACTATCTACTGCAGTAACTTTTACAGCTCTTGGTGCTGCTCCATCAGCGTATATAATATCACCAACCTTTACACGTTTATTTATAAAGTCACCATCTGCGTCAGTTAACTTGTTTACAGCTCCTGAATCTGATATTCCTGACTGAGCAACAGCAGCCGGGTTAGGTATATCTACAGTGTTGCTTGGTATAACCTTAAGTAATCTGCTTGCTTGTAATTTTTGAGTAGCCATTATTTATTTTGTTTATATGGAAAAATTCTGTTTAGTGTATCTTTTCTTTGACCGCAACCACAATCTTTACCTGTAGCTTTAGACACTTTGTCAACAACTTTTTTAATACCTGTTGATTTAGTAAATTTTTCTATTGTGTCTCCGAGTCCTTTTGATTTCATATTATAAATTTTTACAAAGATAACTAAAAAAAATTATAACTTTGTAATCATAAATCTAATCAAATGAATAACGACTATCTTAAATATTGGAGAGTCATCCGATATTTTATCAAAGCTAAATATGGTTTATCACAAGCTGAACTAGATGTAATATTGTTTCTAAAGTCAGAAGGATATTTTGACAAAGCAAAGTTTGAAGAGTTTAACGAGCTACTTAGTTGGAATGAAAACAGGTTTGATAAACTACTAAGAGATGGATGGGTAGAAGTCTTTAGAAAAAGATGTGGACCTACACGTGCAATATATGTGTTGTCCTATAAAGCTAAAAGGGTGTGCACCTCTATATATAAAAAACTAAGTGGAGAAGAAATCCCCACTAGCCTATCAGCAAACCCTATGTTTGCTAAGAATGTCAAGTACACCGACAAGGTGTACCGAAATTTTATAAAAGAAATGAACGCTTCTATAAGACAACAACGACATCGTTCTCACGAATAATCGTATACTGCACGTCTTCTATAAACATAGAATAACCTGCTCGTGTGTCGTAATATATTACATCACCTTCATTTATTTTTGTTACCTCAGTACCGGGTTTAACAACAGTACCTTTTTTATATCTTATCTTATCAACGTCATCTCCTGAAAGTAAAATACCTGATTGTGTTTTTACCTCTTCTTTAATTTCATTGATTACAATATATTTTCCTATTGGTTTCATTTTATTTCTATTTTATTTTGAGTTTCAATCCAAACCTTAGCACCACAAGATAAAGGTTTATTTGGACGGTAAATTACCTTAGCAGCCTCTAAACCGTCTTGCCCGTATATAATAGCTTCGTGAGCATAGTCGTTTGTCTTATAGGTCTTGCAAGTAAGAACAGGTTCGTTTTCCTTTTTTTTTGAGTTAGACTTAATTATATGTTGATTAACATGAATAATTGTTTTCATTTAGTATCCTGTTAAAAGTTTTAATACATCGTCTATAGCTTTGTTTCTATGGTTGTCTTCTAGTATAACTTTAAACACATAGTCGCTACCTTTTATTTTATGAACATCGTCAATGGCTGAGTTAAGCTCTGTAGATAAATCAATCTGCTGATTGTCTCCACAGAATATCATTATAGAGTCTTTACCTAACCTACCTAAAGCCATTCTTAGCTGTGCCTTAGTTAAGTTTTGAAACTCATCTACTATAACTACAGCACCGTCAAATGTTCTGCCTCGAAAGTGGGCAAGAGAGACTAGCTCAATTTCCTCTTGCTCCACCATCTTGGCTATCTTATCAGGTTTGTTGTATACCTTACGCATATTAGACATGATAGGTACAAGCCAAGGTTCTAGTTTTTCTTTTTCAGTACCGGGCAGAAACCCATTATCTTCAGTCGCAACAGTTGGTCTTGTAATAATTATCTTGTTATACTGCCTTTTAAAGAACATATCTAAAGCCACTTGAACAGCAAGCAATGTTTTACCTGACCCTGCCTTACCTACAACAAAGCTATATGGATGCTTTATCATTTGCTCCTTAGCTCTTTTTTGTTCCTCAGACAAGGATATGTTAAACTTCACACTACCCTTTGGTGGCTTCTTAGATTTATTTTCCATTACTTCTCATCATGGTAATAATAGCATTAGTGCTAAGTAGTGTAACAGCAACTGACACAGCATTTTGAAGAGCGTTCTTAGTAACTTTCATTGGGTCAATAATACCCATCTTCATCATATTACCATACTTATCATTTTTTACATCATAACCCCAACCCTTTGAAAAGTCATCAGAGTATATTGAGTTGTAATTTAATCCTGCATTTTCAAGTATTGTTACAATAGGTGATAGTAAAGATACTTTAAGTATCTCATATGCACACTTCTTCTCATCAGACCAATTATCTTTTACAACTAATTTACGTGATATGTTTTCAAGAGCTACTCCTCCTCCCGGAAGTATACCCTCAACAGTAGCAGAACGAACAGCACATACAGCATCATCAATACGGTCATACAGTTCTTTTTGCTCTAGGTCAGTTTTACCTCCTGCATATATAACACCTACACCTCCTGTCAAAGAAGCTATACGTGATAGTATAAACTCACGGTCAGCTTTTTTATCAGTTATATCATGTGCATCACGAAGCTCAGATACTCGCTTATCAATATCATCTTTAGATACTACACTCTCATCTTTAATAATAATAGATGAATCTTTACCTACTATAATTTTTTTAGCCTTACCTAAATCTTTAGGTAGTATCAGACTAAGGTCGTCACCTGTCTTTTCAGAAAAATATGTAGCACCAACAGATAGTGCAATATCATTCATCAACTCATGTTGCTTGTAACCAAAACTCGGTGGTGATATAACACATATCTTCAAACCGTTCTTCATAACATTAGCAGCAAGAGTGTTTAACACGTTAGAAGATGCGTTAGCTATAATCAATAACTTTTCACCCTTATTAATAATTGGTTTTAAAACATTCTCAATCTGTAATACATTTGTTATCTCAGCATCACTAACAAGAATATTTACATCCTCATAAATACACTCGTCCTTTTTGTGATTATTAATAAATAAATTACTAGAATAACCACGGTCAACCTTAATACCGTTAGTAACCTCAAAATATGTTTCAGAAGACTGAGAGTTCTCAACCGTAACTATTCCATCTGTACCAACTGAATTATATACTTTAGATATTATATTACCTATATAGGAATCATTGTTGGCAGAAATAGTAGCAACATCCTCAAGTTTATTATTATCAACAGGCTTACTCATCTTCTTAAGATTTTCCACTACAACCTTTGTAGCTTCAACTAGCTCTCTAAGAACTAATGTCTTATTCATACCCGACTTTATCATCTCATTACCCGCAAGAGATAAAGCTTGCGATAACACGATTGCAGTAGTAGTACCATCACCGGCATTAGTCGCTGTCTTTTCCGAAGCTTCCTTTACAATACGTACTGCAAGATTTTCCACAGAGTCAAGCAAGCTAATAGACTTAGCAACTGTAACACCATCTTTAGTAACGGTGATTCCATGAGTATGATTTTCTGATTCAATTAGCACTGTGTTACCTCTAGGACCGAGAGTGCTCTTTACTGCGTTAGTAATTTTTTCTAATCCGCTGAAAAGTTTTTTTCTACCCTCATCAGCAAAGTGTAATTCTTTTGGATTCATTGTATATTAAATTTGATTTACGCAAAGATAGTATATTTTATTTTATTCCAAAATGTTAGAATGACGCTTTTTTCCTCTCCTACTATATATATATATATTATCCCTTTATATATTTTTTTATTTACTCTAAAATAGAAATAAAATCAACATTATTAACATTAGTACTGATAATCAATTAGTTAGACTAAAAAAAACAACATTAAAACAACATAGTATATGTCAATAATAAACATATAAAACAAAAAAAGAGGGATTAACCCTCTTCTTTGAAGTGAACGTCACTACCCATTCACTCCTCATCAAACACAATGAACCTTAAATATCGTCAATGTAATTTTTATAATGCACACTAATAAGTCCTAAGTATAAAATAAACTCAGAGTAATTATACTGCTCATCAGAACTAAAATAAGCAAAGCCTAAACAAAAACCTATCTTAATTCTATTTTGTATTTCTATTTCATACACGGGGTAAAGGTATAAAAAAAATTAGATATATAGAACTAAAAGGTTATGTGTTGCGTGCAGCGTGCCGGTCGCCCTCAGAAAACCGATTTTGTGCTGAGGGGTGGGGGTTCGTTTTCGCTCGGTGCAATCGGATTTTTTGCCGTTTTACTGCCGTAAGTCTACAAGCCTTGCAGTACGTTTGGTGCAGTGTTTCGCATTCACGTTTGTAAGGCTCATATTAACCATGATTAACTGCTTTGTCCGTTCAAACGGACTGCATTCCCTTGTAAACAAAGGCTCTCAGAGATTCGAGATGCAGAGAGAGGATGCACAGCCCCTCCCCGACCATCACCACACCAAACTTTTCTTGGGGATTTGTCCCGTCTACATCTCAAGTATATACTGAGATTAGACAAAAGATGTAAAAAAAATGAAAATAAATGCGTTTAGCTATTGTATTGTACTAGAATTAAACTATATTTGTAAAGTGAGTCCGAGAAACGTACTCCGATAATTTAACTTAAATAACTAAAAATCAAGTAATTATGAGACAAATTAATCCAATTTTCGAAGAATTGTTAGGAAACAATTGTAATGAGTTCAATGGTGCATTGACGTTAGTAACTGAGTTACAAGACTCAGAGAAGAAGACGTTTGATAAGCAAATCAAATTGGCTCACAAGATTTACAAAACATTCGAGTATTTCAAATCAGCCGAATGTAAGCAACAGATGGATTACATTGGTGTAGTGATGACTACCGAAGAATTCCACAAGCAAATATTCGGATACAACAAATCATTCTTTTACGACATGGTTAAAGTTGGTAAGCTACGTGATGAGTCTAATGACACTATCACTAAGTACAAGCGAGAATGTACGAAGTTAGAAAACCAAAACGATAAGACTGCTTCGAGAAGCATCAAGAATCTACTCAAGTACGCTAAGGCAGTTGAGACTGATGGCGATGATGCTGAGGTTGAATCTACATCTACTACTCTGATGACGTTCGCTATCAAAGGCGATATATTCGATGATGGCAAAGGCGTTTCTATGCGTTTGACTGCTGACGGACAGATTCATATCAGTGGCGATGAGGATAAGATTCCTCCAATGGTTACTGCATCGTTTAATGAGATGAGAACATCACTAAATTCATAGGTTAACTGACGAGTCTTCAATAGACGAAACTTGAGTCCGTTTAAACGGACGGACTTGAGTCTTAACCAATAAAAAACAAATAGTTATGACAATTACAATTCAAAACGCAAACGGAATCAAATTATGCTCATTCGATGTATGTGCTGAGTACGGATACGAGCAATTCATCCTTGACAATTCTCTTCAGGGTTGTAAGGTAATCAATGGAAATCATGAGATTGACATGATATACCCAAATTCAGATGAAATTATAATACAATTAGCTTAATAAATTAACCATGTCCGTTTAAACGGACTACAAAAACCAAATAGTTATGATACAAGGAATTAATTATGCCGTTGAGAACAACCCTAACAGAGGGAGAATGTTACAATACCATGAGGCGAGTAGAATCGGTCTACCATTCAGAAAGCTAAACCATACAACACATGAGCGTGATTTGACTCATTTACCGAGAAATACACGTGATTTGACTACCTTTACTAATGATGATGGTGCATTTCAGTCAAAGTTTGCGATAGGCTTTGAGATTGAGAAGAATAGCTTTCATCGTGGAGCAGTCAAAGAATATCCATTATTCAGTCATTTCGAGTACGATTCATCATGTGGAGTTGAAGCAGTGACTAACTTGCTACCATTAGTGGACAAGTCAGTTTGGCGTAACAAGGTGCTTGGTATGTTCTCTGAAGCAAGTAAGATTATTGAAGATAGATACTCACCATCAAATCAAAGATGTGGAGGTCACATTACTCTTTCTTGTGTGGGTATGAGTGGACAAGACTTGGCTGATAAGCTAAGACCATATGCAGGTATTATCTACGCTCTATGGCGATTCAGATTACGCAATTCATATTGCTATGGGAACTTGATGATGAATACAAGTGATTATCATCGTGATTGGGTTGGACATACGTCAAGCAGTAAGTATCACGTATGTAAGATTATGGACGATAGAATTGAGTTCCGTCTACCTAACCGAGTGGAGTCAGTTAGAAGCATTAATCTTCGCTATAGGCTTATGTATGAGTTGATGAATTACGCTATCAACAAGCCAAACGGCACGTACGCAGGATTCATCAAGAAGATTAAATCTATACTCTTGTATATGTACGATGGCAATGAAGCTAAAGTTGATGAGATTGTTACTCTATCAAAGGCATTCAGAAAGATGCTGATGAGTGGTAAGATTAACGCTGAGGTTGTGCAGTGGGTTGACCAATACAATAGGCTTACATCACACTACACTACGAGCTTACGCAGAGCTACTGAGAGATGATTTATGGGTGTCCGTTCAAACGGACGGATGCCCTCTCTCCGTCCACAAGTGAGTGCTTGTGCTGATGAGACCAAAAGGTCGAAACGGAAACTTAAAACCAAATTATTATGAAAAAGTTTAATTATTGGGCAGTCTTTGTATTGCTATTAGCAAGTGCGATAGGTACGATTTACGCTTTCGCAGTGAGTGGAAGTCTTGTATGGATATTATTAATATTCAGCAGTATTTACGCAATTAATTTACACTTAAACCAATAGAAACTATGGAAGCAAAAGCAATAGTAATCGAGGGTAAGTTGGTAAGGATTGATGCCTGTGGAAATTTCTACAGGCTCAATGGACTTGGCAAGTGGACTCAGATAAAACCAATGGAATTGTATGAGTTGATAACGCAAGGTTAACTGATGAGAGTTTATTACTCGAAACATTAGTCCGTTCAGACGGACTGATGTCTTAATCAAAATTTAATATTATGGAAACAATACAACAAGAGTACCTAAAGAAATTAGTAAACGCTACAGAGACTTACATAAAGAAGTTGGAAGAAGTTCAAGATGACGCACACTTTTATCAGGTAAAGGTAGAGGGTAGACATATCGTTCTTGACATCGCAGACGTAGTTGTTCACCTACACATGAAGTTAAAGAAGTATAAGGATTTGGTAGATTAAAATATTATTCTTATCTTTGTCTAAATTTAGTTCAATTAAAACAAAAAAGCTATGCTACATTTAAGAGGTCAGTACAGACTGACAAACAAGAAGTACAAAATCAACAAGAAGTTTGATATTACTATCGGTTATGCATCTCCGAACAGAATAACAAAGTCTTTCGTTAACAGATGCAAGGAGGGAATGGCTGATGACATTGGTCAAGAGATTACTGAATGGTTACTTGATAACTTTTGGGTTAAAGAGTACGAGGAGATAAGAGAGTTAAGTAAATGCTCTCCTGATGTTGATGACATTAAAATAACAGTTCATGCAAATAAAATCAAATAACCAATTAAATTAAATTATTATGAAAGAACAAATCTATATGTTAGTTGAATTCAACGGAGAAAATGTACTCCCAAGATTTAGTGTAAGAGAAACTTTTAAAACTTTTGAAGAAGCGAAAGACAAGCTAAATATGTTAAACCAAGAAGCTAAAGAAAATGGTTGGACACGAAATTATATTTTAACTAAATCATTATAAAATCAAATACTTGTGTCCGTTCAAACGGACGGACATAAGTTTTAACCAATTAAATTAAAATCAAATAATTATGAGTAAGCTAGAAAAAAGTTTTCAGAAAGTACGTTACGTAGGTTGGGAGAGTTCAATGTCTCCTACGATAGAGCGTGAGAAAAAGACAATGCAATACCATGTTGGTTGGAACAAGGAGTCTAATCGTGGTTGGTTTGAAATCTACGATGTTGAGAGTGGTGGTGAGGACTACTACGCAGAGGGTGGGCTTGAGTTCACCGGCAAGGTCTTAGATGGATACGATGGTGTGTTTTCCTTAGACGATGAGGTTATTAAGTGCGTCAAGGGTTGGGGTGCTGATACAAAGGACATGGAAGGAATATTAAGTTAGGTTAACTGATGAGGATTAAGTATCCGAAACTTGAGTCCGTTGTAACGGACTCGAGTCTTAACCAATTAAATTAAATATTATGGGACAAATGAAAGAATTATTTATCTCGATGCAAGAGGGACTCATGCAAGGGATAGCAATCACGAATGCTCAGCGTGAGCGTCAGTTGGATGACGAGCATCAGATGAGCGTATCAAAAAAAGTAAAATCAAAAAACAAAACCAATGAAAGCAAACAATAAAATCATAGCAGAGTTTATGGGCGACAAGCCTAAAGAATTATTATACACAACATTGTACATAGATTATAGTTCGTCTTGGGACTTGCTTATGCCGGTCGTCCAAAAGATAGGCGATGAATACTACAACACACCATTTGATGAGACATACTCAAAACTTACAGAGCAATACGAAAACATTTGGACATTGGAAGATACGTACAATGCAGTTGTAGAGTTTATCAAAGAGCAAAACGAGATAGGTTAACTGATGAGGACTGAGTGTCCGAAACATTAGTCCGTTACAACGGACTGATGTCTTAACCAATTAAATTTAATACTATGGGATATTATAGTGAAGTGTACATAGCAGTACCAAAAAAAGCTGAAGCTGAAATGGACAAGGCAATGAATAGTAATAACTTACTTACTAAGCCTCAGTTTGAAACAAGTCCATCATTTAAAAAGTATGACCACATACAAAAGTGGTCAGAGTATAAAGATAATCAGAGAATTGAAACGTCAAGAGAACTTGTAATATACGAGGGATTTTGGCTCAAGTGGTATCCTGAGTACAAAGACGTTCAAGCAGTCACAAGCGTGGTTGAAAACCACGAAGATGATGGAGCGTGTATCGTGTGCGTAGGCGAAGATGGTGCAGTCCATTCTAACACCGGAGAGTACGATGATGTATTCAATGTTTATGTAAAAGTAGAATTAACTTAAATTAAAATCAGATGAGTATAATTAATAACAAAAAAGATAGCGAAGACTATATTAAAAATCATACAACAACAGAATCTAAAATTATGGAAAACAAGACAATTGAATGGGGGTGGGAAAAAAGTCAGCCCTCAAACATGAGAAGCAAAGAACATCAAGCGTTCTTAATCAAGGAGTACAACAAGAATAGACCGGAGCATCTGCAAGTTAAAGATATGGCAGAGTTGAACAGAGCCTTGTTAGATACTGAGGTTAAGTATCTTGGTATGCGTAGCGTAACTATTACAGAGCGTAGAGTATACCATAAGGTTGGTAAGGTTACCATAGAGTTGCCTAAAGACTTACCATTAGACCAAACTGATGAGTGGTTGGAGAAGAATACTCAGAAGTGGGAACAAGAGTTGGACAATCAGTTTAATACTGCTAAGCTTGAGTTTGGAACCGGTGTTTTAGAATGTGATGGTATGTCATATGAAAGTGCAGACAGAGAGACAAGATACGATGTCAACGGAGAAAGCTTCGGAGGTCACGTCTAAAAAAAAGTACAATAAAATTTGGTAGTGTCTAAATTTTGTTGTATATTTGTACAAATCAAATACAATTAATCAGAGGTCAGTCCGTTCAGACGGACTCCTCGCAAACAAAAAACTTATGTGCGTAATTATTATTAAGCAAAAGCAAAAGATGATGTCAAGAGAGATTGCAAAGACATCAGCAAGAATCAATCCTCATGGATTGGGTATCGTGTGGTTAGATACATTCGAGGTAACCTACCACAAATCAAAAGACTACAATGTCTTATTAACAGAGCGACCATTCATTGCTCACTTTAGATATGCTACTGTAGGTGCTATCAACAAGGACAATACACACCCATTTCAGTGTGGTAAAAACAAAGATGAATGGCTAATGATGAATGGTACAATACATGGTATGGGTAATGCTCAGATGTGTGACTCAAAAGTATTGGCTATTGCTTTAGGTCAGATGCCACGACAAACTTGGAAGAAAGAGTTGTCTAAGTATGAGTGCCGGTTTGTTGCAGTCAATACTCGGAATCGTTCGTTCCAAATATTCAACAAGCATCTTTACACATACAAGGACGGCATTTGGTATTCAAAAGCCAATGTGCTTCAAGAGAATCTTGTAGCAGTGTATGGTACACTAAAGAAAGGATACTCTAACTACAACACCTACCTACGTAATGCAAAGTATGTAGGTAGTGGAGTTACTAAGGACAAGTACCCTTTAGTTATCAAAGGTCTGCCTTACATGGTGGATAAGAAAGGTGTAGGTCACAATGTTGAGGTTGATGTGTTCAAGGTAAG